GCGTATGAACACCCGTAACACGGTCCAGCTGCCCCGCTTCAATCAACGAACCCCCCGGACCACCTTGGTTAGCATCACCAGCCTTCGCCACCTCCACAACCTCGTCACGCTCAACATCCTGATCAGCCTGGTCACCATCTTCATCAGCTGGAGGCTCTCGCAGTGAGCAAGCAAAAGCCCCGCAAGATTGTGTCATTGACTCACACAGTTTGCCCCCATCAGGACTCGCACAAATGGCACGCGATTGCAGACGACGGTACTGCCTGGATGTTAGTCGGCCCGGAGGATTGTCTATTGATGTTCTGCTCCTGGGACCAGTTCCCACCTCTCCCGGATCAAGGTGATGAGTAGTCTTTCCCCCTACGCCGCGCAGGCGGTGATGGATGCCTACTGGGCCACTCCAAACGAGCCCATAACAACTCAAATCCACCAAGCCGCAGTTGCCGCCGCCCTTCGCGCCGCTGTTGATCAGGTGATCTCACCAGATCACCCACCATGCGAAGACTTCGATGAGTATGCCCAGGGCTTCTTGGCAGCCCACATCCAGTACCGCGCTGAGTTCCTCGCCATCGCCGCCGAGCTGGAGGCGCTACCTGAATGACTGATCCTGAAACAAACCGCGAAGCAGTACAACTTCTGCGGGCGAATCTTCGCTGTGTCGCTGATCGCTTGGAAATGCTGCTTGACAATGGATTCCCAAAGAAAGGACGAAGCATGGACGACATTGAAAGCTTCGAGCAGTGGCACGAAGACATGCATGAATCTGTCGGAAATGCTCGCCTTGCTTTAGAAAAGACTTCTATCTTTTCTGATCCGGAGGGGCCGACGAATGAGGAAATTATCAAGACTGTGCGAAAGGCTGGGATAGAAGATGTGCTCATCACTGACTGCCTTCGGATCGCCTGCGCCGTCCTCGCCCGCTGGGGAACTCCAAATCTGGCGCAAATTAGGGGTTCGTTAGGAGATGGCACCGAACTTGGGACCCACCGATGACCGACCGCAAAACCGCGGTCAGCGGCGTCCGCCTGACCGGCCAGGAGCGCCTGCTCGCCCTCGAGCTCGGCAACGGCAACATCAGCCAGGGCGTTCGATTCGCCCTGCGCATCGCCGCCAGCCAGGGCGCCAAGCCAGCAAAGCTATCAACAATCCTCCGCTCCGCTGCTGTCATGGCCACCGCCATGGAACAAGCAGGCAAAGCCACGCCCACTTTCTAGTCAATGCCGTCCCACCGCACCACAGAAGAGCGCGAAGCTCTCACCCTTGCCATCCTCGAGTCCCCCATCGAGATGTCACACCGAGAGATCGGTCTACGTGTTGGCCTACAACGCGAAACCGTTCGCAAGATCCGCTACGGGATGATCAACAACGACATCCTCCCCGATGTCCCCCGCCTAGAACCCGGCGCCCTCAAGCGCACCTGCAACGACTGCATCCACTTCACTCGCCACGCCGTGCGCCAGCGCGTCGAGGGTGAGCGCGTCGGCAAGTGCGACATAGGCTTCGCCGAGTCCGAACAGCTCACCTATGCCCGAGGTTGTGCAGCCTTCTGGCCCACACCCTAGCCAGCAAAAACCCGTAGGATGGGGCAACTTTCCGCACCCATCCCTACATCAAATGGGCCGACAAAAGTCTCACTGGCATGACGGACTGAACGAGCGCGAACGCATCGTCGTCCAAATGTTGGCAGCCGGCAACACTCTTCGTGCCACCGCCATCAAAGCCGGTGTATCAGAAAAGACCGTCTATAACTACAGACAACGCCGCCACGTCCAAGATGCCATCTACACCCACCAGATCGAGACCTTCGAGGGTGGCAGCAGCGGCGCCGAACTCCTCCCCGAGGTCGTCTCTGTCCTCCGCTCGATCGTCAGCAGCCCCGACTCCCGCGACGCCGACCGCATCCAGGCCTCCCGCACCCTGATCCAATCCGCCAACGAGTACGCCGCCCGCCGGGGCCTCGAACGCCAGATCCGCGACCTCGAGACCCGCCTCTTCGGCGCCGCCGTCTCCCCCGAGCCCGGTGAAGGCCACATGCAAGGCGCCAGCTTCTCCGACGACGAGCTCACCGATCCCCCCGAGGTCGACCCCATTGACGCCGTGATCGATGTGGAGGGGCAGTGAGCTCCCTCGCCCCGCTGCGCTCCCGCCTGGCCCGCCTCGAAGAGGAGGTGCGGCGCCAGAACCAGCGGGCCAACACCTACTCCGCCGCGGCGAAGCCCGTCTCCACCCTGCCCGGCGTGTCCAACTGGCCGGCCTTCGCCCGCAAGACCTGGATCCGTACCAGCGGCACCGTCGCCCAGTTCGACCCCTACCACTTCCAGATCGAACTCGTCCGGGCGATCAACGCCGCCCCCAACACGATCGTCAACAAGAGCCGCCAGATGGGCGTCTCCGAGACCGTCGCCAGCTACCTCCTCTGTCGCGCCCTCACCGAGCGCGGCTTCGCGGCCGTCGTCTTCTCCAAGACCCAGAGCGACGCCAGCGAGCTGGGCCGCCGGGTCCGGGCCATGGCCAACTCGATCGTCGGCGAGAGCTTCAAGTACCTCACTGACTCCACCACCCAGATCGCCTTCGAGGGCCGGGGCACCCTCTACTTCCTGCCGGCCTCACCCCGCGCCGCCCGAGGGATCCCTTCGGGCTCCGTCCTCTGGCTGGATGAAGCGGCCTTCCTCGATGGCGCCGCCGAGATCTACCGGGGCGCCATGCCCGTCCTCTCGATGCTGGGCGACGCCGCCAAGGTGATCATCACCTCCACGCCCGACACCGAGGTCGACTTCTTCGGCGGCCTCTGGCACCAGGGCATCCCCACCAGTTGGTACGACCACGTCAAGACAGGCGACATCGACGGGCTCAACACCGAACTCGCCCTGATCAAAGACGACTGGAACCGGATCGCGATCCACTACAGCCAGCACCCCGTCTACAGCAAAGACCCCGACTGGGCAGACAAGACCCGCGAGTCGCGCCGCATGACGCGCAGCGCCTGGGCCTCCGAGTACGAACTGGCCTTCGGCGCCACTGACACCCAGGTCTACCCCACCGCACTTGTCACCCGAGCCGCCCGCGGCCACTGGCGCGAATGTGGCGTCGTCAACCGCCACTACGTGGTCGGCATCGACCCCAACGCCGGAGGCAACGACTACTTCGTCGCCCTGGTCCTCGACATCAGCAAGGCGCCCTTCGAGGTCGTTGGCATGTTCCGCGAAAACGGTAAAAGCACCGAATACAGCCTCCAGAAGGTCCGCAACCTCATCGAGGACTACATGCCCCAGCGTGTCGTCGTGGAGAAACAGGCGATGGGCCAGGTCATCGCTGAAGTCCTCCAGGGCATCCTGCCCACCTACGCCATCGAGACCTTCAGCACCAGCCGGCCGAGCAAGCTCACCGCCACCGACCGCGTCCTCTACCTCCTCGAGCGCGACGAGCTGATCTTCCCCCCAGGCATCATCCCAGCGGAGCTGCGCTCCTTCCAGCACAAGGAGGGAGGCTCACGCGAGGCCGCCGCCGGCACCCACGACGACACCGTCATGGCCCTGGCCATGGCCTGCTCCCTCATCCCCGAAACCCAGACCATCTCCTCCCTCTTCGACAACCTCTAGCCCGCCGCCCGCTGCGCGGGCGAACGCCCTGCCCATGTTTGTGAACGGTGTGCCCATGTTCGTGCGCAGCTTGCCCATGTTTGTGCGTAGCACGCGCATGTTCGTGAACGGCGACCGCATCATCGTGTGGCAGCGTTAAATTGTCCTCAGAGAGGCTAATAACGCAGTGCCCACCGTCGCTCCTACTGAAGATTACCGGAACGACGGTTCCTTAGTCAATGTATTGACGGGAATGGGTACAACCGGGAAAGACCGGACTACAGCGACACAAGTTAATGTACAACAGCTGCTCAGCAGCGTAGAACTTGAGCAGCTTTATCTCAACGGACTTCCCCGGCGCCTGGTAGATAGCGTCGCCGACGAGATGCTCCGGCACCGCGTCACCATCACCCTCGGGGGTGACAACACCGACAACGAGGTGATCACCAAGGTCGAGGAGTTCCTGAAGAACACGAACTTCCACCAGGCCTACTCCGAGGTCGTCAAGCTCCAGCGCCTCTACGGCGGCGCCGGCCTGGTGATGCTGATCGACGACGGGCTCCCCGAGAGTGAACCGGTCAACACCTCCCGCATCCGGGCCATCCGGGGTTTCATCCCCCTCTCCCGCTGGGAGCTGATCCCGACGGAGCTCACCTCAGCGGATTACTCCAAGCCTGAGCACTACCGGATCACCACCAGTCAGAAGCTGACCGACGCACAACGCGAAGCGTATGTCGATGTGCATGTGCATCACAGTCGTGTAGCACGTTTCGACGGTCTGTATCTGCCCTGGCAGCTGCGCACCCGTAACACAGGCTGGGGCCAGTCAGTCCTGCAGCTCTTGTGGCACGCCTATAAGCGCTACGAATCGGCCCTGGCCGGCCTTGAGAACATGGTCTCCGACGCCGACCTGTTCGTCCACAAGATCCCAGGCCTGTTCAACCGCCTCGCCCAGGGCAACGAGGAGGGGATGCGCAAACGCCTGGAGGCCAACATCCTCTCCCGCTCCCTCTATGGGGGCATGGCGATCGACACCGAGGAGGACGTCACCTTCTTGAGCCGCGCCCTAGGCAACATCGCTTCGGCCACCGACCCTTTCGTCACCGCCCTGCAGGCCGAGACGGGCTGGCCCGCCTCGATCCTCATGGGCGAGTCGCCCGGCGGCCTGGGCAAGGAGGGCCGCTTCGAGGAGCGCGTCTGGGCCTCGATCGTCGAGCAATGGCAAGAGGTCTACTGCCGCCCGGCCCTCACCGAGGCCTTCACCTACATCCTCCTCAGCCGGGAAGGCCCGACCCGCGGCAAGCCCCCCGAGTCCTGGGCCGTCAGCTTCCCCTCCGTCTTCACCCAGACTGAAGAGGACAAGGCCAACTTGCGGGCCAACACGGCCGCCACCGACGTCCAATACATCAACTCCGGTGTCCTCAAGGCGATCGAAGTGCGCGAGTCCCGCTTCGGCGGCACCAGCTACAGCACCGAAACCACCCTCAACGAGGCGGTCACCGAGCAGCTGGCCACCCAGGCCGACGCGGAGTTCCAGAACTCCCTGCTCTCAATGCAGGCGCAGCAGGACGCCATGCTCAACCCTCAGCCTGCGGCTGATCCCAGCGCCCCACAGCCCCCCGAGGGCGGAGCAGCTCCGGCGGAGCCAGACCCCACCAACGGTGGAGGCATCCTGCCGGCAGAGCCCGACCCGAACGCGAAGCAGGACGCTTTCGATGTCTACGAAGTCCGAGGCCTGCGCATCCGGGTGACGCACACTGCCGGCGATGTCCGGGCGGGCTACCTCGTCGGCCCCGATGGCCAGCGCACCGACAGCTCAGCCGACGCTCCCCTCCTGGTGCTTGGCCCGCAGCGCACCCGCGCCTATCGCCTCTACCGGGCGTCGTTCGCACGAGCAGACGAGCTGGTCCCAGGTCCCTATGTCACCGGCTTCGCCACCCTCCGCGCCGCCCGCAGCGGACTCGAGAAACTCTGGCCTCGACAAACTGTGGCAGGACTGACACCTATCCCCGAGGTCGAAGCCGATTCCCTCAAAGCAGGTTGGGAGGTGTACGCATGACCACAACACCAGATCGCTCCGAGATTCGCGCCGCCACCTTCCTGGCCGCCCAGGCCCGCCTCGACGCCCCCGGCCTCAGCCGTTCCGGCAAGACGCGCCGCAACGTCAAATGCACCCCACCCAACAAACTCTGTGGCAACCGCTGCATCCCACCCAACTGGGACTGCCGCCTCAAGGGTGAGGGCACCGACAACCACCTCCGCGCCGCCACCACCGACCCCGTCGGCGGAGCCGCCTCAATCGAGCGTGGCTTCCGCCGCGTCATCAAGGGCATCAAGAAAGGCAGCGTCGCCGAGGTAGACGCCGGCCGCCGCGCCATCGTCCGCGGCGTGGTCAAAGCCACTCCCGGCAACATTCAAGACAAGAAAGAGAAGCAGAAAGAGCTACTGAAGCGTACAGGTTTAATTGTAGGTATCACAGCCGCCGTCGCTGGTGGTATTGCTGCACACCGTGGTCTCGCCAATATCCCTTTTTATAGGGATCGGGTCTACCAACCCTTTAACAAGGCAGCTTTCGACACTTTCAGTCGGGCAATGGATACCGGAGAGAACGCCGTCATGGGCGTGGTCCGCCGTTTCGATCCCAGCGCCCTCGGCCCACGGGAAAACACCCGCCTCCGAGGGCGACAGAGCGCAGCTTCCATCGCCCAAAGCCTGCGTCACACCAACAGTGTTGGTCCAGCCTCGATGCTGGCTCAGATTGAGCGGCCAGGCGCCCCGCTCCCCCGCACCATTTCGACGACGACGAGCTACTCCGCAGCAATCAGCAGCCACATCAACGAAGAAGTGCGCCTTGCTCAAAACACTCCAGGCGTAACTCGTCAGGAATGGTTGCGTGAAAGCACACGAAAGCTCTTTGACATTCGCGTGAAAGATCGTTTCGGCAAGCCTACGAATCGTATTGTGTACAGCGGCGATGCCACCAAAGAATTCCTGGCTGACACTTTCAGCTTGCGCGATCGTAGTAACATCAGTCGGCTCAGCACCGATCATGCAGTTGTCCGTGCGTTGGCAGACCAAATTCAAGATCAATCAAGCGCACTCCAGCTACTGGCCGTACAGCGTGGCGTAGATCTAACGCGGCAGCGCACTCGCCGAGCATTCGCAAACAGTGTTCTCACCGAGAGCGGTGTGCATCTCCCAGACAGCATGCGCAGCGACGCCGTCGACACAGTCGAACGCTATCTATTGTTCCAGAATAGGACAGAGGTGATTAACGGCGAAGCCAAGCGTGTGTATAACGATACTCTCAGTCAATTCGACAAGTTCTATGCGCGTACTGCGGATGAATTGAAACTAGATACAAAATTAGAAGGCAGCGCACGAAATCGCGCCCAACTCCTGCAAGATGCTGAATACGCCCATGCACGACACGTAGCAGCCGTTATGAATAGCCGGCTCACCGTCCCCGGATCCTCGGCTGGGGTGGTTGTAAACAAAGCCTTCTTCAACACAAAGGTAAGAGGCGTCAATAGTTTCGCCATTACTGATCGCGAAGCTCTTACAGCTGCTGCCGACTGGTCTGGCCAGAAAGTAACATCTATAGCTGAGGCATTCCGCATTATCCAACGCCAACCCGGCCTCGAATACGCAGTACCAGGGAAAGAGAGTAAAATTAGACTTTGGGAGCGCCAGCAGCTAGCCAATCCGTCAGGTCGCCAATACTACGACTTGAGCGGCATCAATTTTAATAAAACAGTCACCATTAAGAATGTAACCAGGCGCGAGACTCGTGCTCAAGCTGTGAGCTCACTTGAGCGGGTACAAGGACTTGACAAACAGCGCATATACGGGAGTCGTGGCTCTGCAGAAACGGCTTACGACCAGGCCCACCTCCGCGGCGACGCTCTCCCCCCACGAGTGCGTTCCTTCCTGGAGGTCCAACGTCGCCTGGATTTCCAGACTGCAGCGCAGCACACGGGCAAGCCCTGTGGTCGCAGCTTCATCCCTAAAGGCCACAAATGCGGTGAAACCCCAGGTTCATCCAGTGCTGCGCCCAGTCAGAGAGAACCTTCACAGCCCAGCGCACCAGAAAGTTCCACACGTTCAAAAGTAAAGACAGCCGCGGCTGTAGTTGCTGTCACCGGGGCCGCTGCTCTCACGGCAGGCAGCTTGTTTGTGTACAAGAATCGTTCAACACTTGTCCCTAACCTGAGTCAACAAGCCATACAAGGTCTCTCAGCCAAACAAGTGAAGCAGGCTATCGCCAAGCTCCCCGAGAACTTCCGTGACCCTGTCAGTAGGCTTGTAGGTGATGCCAAGCTGGGGGCAGCCCACATGGCACTAAAAGCCCAGGGAGCTCAAATCAGAGCTGTAGACATCGACAATAATTTCTCCACATGGTCCACACCTAGTGGTGGGCACATCTCTATCGGCTCCGTGGGTGACAGCCTGCTAACCTTCGGCGCTGAGCACAAAGCTGACGTCGGGAAGTTTCAGCAATTCGGCCTTGGATTCACTGTGGATACAAAATACGACGCCGCCACAGACATCCCAAGCAAACAAGCCAAGCAGCTGATCAAGACCACAAAAGCGATGTATAGTGCTCAGCTCGATATGCTACCGGATGACGCTTTCTTGTTCGCTGTGCCGCACAAAGCTGACGGCAAAGGCGGCAAGCGCAAATCAATCTATGAGAAGATGGGCTTTAAGGCTCTTCCCAATCTGAAAGGCGACAAACTCTGGGCACTGAAAAACCAGGGTAAGTTCACTGAGATCCCGGACAACCAGTTCGAGTACATCGGCAATATGATCCGTGGTGACGCTGAGGATGAGCTACCACCCCGTGTGCGCATGTTCCTAGCAGCTAAGCGCCACTACCAGGCTGCCAAGTGTCCAGCCTGATTGAGCGCTACAACGAACTCCTGCGCACCACCGAGGACGGCACCATCCGCCTCCTCAACGGTGTCCTCGATGCAGCGTTCCGCCGCCTGGTGATCCGTGTCCGCGCCCAGATGAAGGCCGGCATCATCGACCCGGCCCAGCGCAACCTGTCCCTGCTGCGCGAGTTCCGCCTCCTGGTCCCGGCCTACAACCCCGATCGGGTCGACGCCTATGACCGAATCTTCCGAAACCTCGCCCTCTCTGCCCAAGGTCAAGGCCTGGCCATTGCCAACGATCTCACCGAGGCCGCTTTTCCCGGCCACGGCCGCATCGACGTCTCCATTCCCATCGAGGCCACCGTCGAGGCTGCGAAGCAGGCCCGTGGCTACCTCGCCAAGCACGGCCAGACCTTCGCCGAAACCGCTGCCACCACCGTCGCCCAAGGCATTGCCGAAGGCCGGCCCACTGACGCCATGGTCCAGGACATGCGCAGCCGCCTCGGCATCGTCAAGTCCCGCGCCAACGTCATCGTCCGCACCGAGGCGCTTCGCGCCTACAACAACGCTTCAGACACCTACTACGCAGCTCGCGGCATCTCGCAGGTTATGTACTACGCGACTGCAGATGACAGGAGCTGCCCATACTGTGCCCCTCGTGCTGGCCACATCTACAAACGCGGAGACGTCAAAGTTCCCATCCATCCCCGCTGCCGGTGCTATTTGGCCCCCTGGGATGAAGACACCAATGCAATGGATCCCGAATACGAGAAGATGCGTGAAACACATAAGAAAGATGTTGCGAAGGCTGTACGTCTCCCTGAAACCGTACCGCTGAACAAGCCAGCAAGTTTTGAGCAGATTACCCCCACTCCTTTACAGCGATAATCTGGGCCAACGCTTTCGGGCACACGCCCTACGCCCATGCCCGCCGCAATGCGCCGTCGCCCCAAGCCTTCAGCCCCCGAGGCCGGTGAATCCCCGGACGACGAGTCCACAGAATCACCCGACGAGCAGATGCGCGAAGGCTCCGAAGACATGCCCCCCATGTCCAAAGGACGCCGCGGTCGTCGTGGCCGCAAGGCCGTCAAGGACGGCTCCTGCTCCGCCTGCGCTGCTGGCAAACCCTGCACGGGCAAGAAGGAAGGTGACACCTCCGCCGGACCTGGCGAGCTCTACAACCCCGGTCGCAAAAACTCCCGCATGAACAACGACGCCCTCTCCCCGCAGGAGTACCTCGACGCCTGCGACCTCGGGATCCAGAACAAGCCCAAGGCCTACATCCGTGCCCGCCTCGACACCGAGGACGCCCTCCGCCAAGACTTCCGCTCCTCCGGCGGCCAGAGCCAGAACAACGGCAGCACCGCACGCCGGGTGGCCACCGGGGCCGCCATCGCCGGAGGCGTCGCCGCCCTGGCCTACGGCGGACACCGCAGCGGCGCCTTCCGTCGTGCCGGCTCTGCCCTGCGCAAAGCTGCCCCCCGCCTGCGCACCGCCGGTTCCACCGGCATGCGCAAAGCCCGCACCGGTATGGGCATGGCCCGCCGCACCGCCAGCTCAGGTCTCGGCCGCGCCCGCAGCGGCTTCGCCACCGGGGCACGCAAAGCCCGAGTCGGTCTCGAAGTCGGCAAGAACAAGCTGTACAAAGAGCGCATGGTCAACCGCCGTATCAACAAGCCGATGCCCAAACCGAAGCTCGGCCCTGGCGGGAGCATTAAGAGCCCGTGGGCAGACTCCATGTACGCCGACGGCTTCACCCTTGACGCCGCCGTCTTCGACGGCCTGATCCGCGAAGACATCAAGTGTGGTGCAGGCGCCATCTCCAAAGGCGAGAAGTGCCACAAAGGTGCAGGCGGAGGCCCTACACAGAACAGGTGGACAGGTGGTGGAGCGCTCGGTGGACTTACTAACACCGTCCATCCCTACTACGTGAAGCGTGGTGTAGACCCATCCAGCGTGAAGCAGATGGCGAAACTCGGGGTGAAACAGGGCGCGATTGGTGGATCTATCGGTGGTGCCCTCGGGGGTGCTGCGATCGGCGCATTGACCGGCGGTGGTCGCGGTGCTGTGAAGGGTGCCCTCCTTGGTGCGGCAGGCGGTACTGCCTACGGCGCTGGTGTTGGCGCACTGGGAGGTGCATCCGAAGCTCTGGGCTATAAGACCGGCAAGGCTATTCGCGGTCAATATCAAGCAGGACGAGCCAATAACGCGAAGATTCAATCTGCGATGAGTAAACTCGGCCCGCGCCAAGAAGCCGAGCTGAAGCGAGCACGTACCAAAGGCGCCTCACGCAGTGAGATGCAGGCCCTCCGCCACAAGCACGCCCGCGAAGTGACTCAATCACTCCAACGCATCGGCGCTTGAGGGCACCGCTGTGACACGCACCTCCTCCGTCTGGGCCACCGGCTTCGCCCCCACCACCACCCGCCACGATTCCCCCGAGGCCGGCAACACCGACCCCCAGGCCGCCGGGGAGTTCTTCAAAACCCTGCTCGACGCCGTCACCACAGGCCACCTCCTCCACCTGAAGAGCCGCAGCTTTAGCCAGCATTCAGCCCTCGGCACCTTCTACTCCGAGCTCGAGGAACTCACTGACGGTCTGATCGAGGCCTACCAGGGCAAATACGGCGTCCTCGACAGCTACCCCGACGGCCCTTCCATCCCCACAGGCCAGCCGATCCCCTTCGTCACGGCCCTGAGCAACTACGTCCGCAACACCCGCGGCGCTGTTGCAAACGACAGCGAGATCCAGAACGAGATCGACACGATCCAGAAGCTGATCGACTCCACGCTTTACAAGCTGACCAACCTGCAATGAGCCTGACCCCCTCCACCCTCCGCCTCGACCTGAAGTGTGGCCAGGGCGCCATCGCCCAGGGAAAGACATGCCACAAGGGTGGCGCCATCCCTCGCCGAGCGGCCCTGGCCGCCGGCCTCACCGCAGGCGCCGTCGGCGGTGCGCTCTTGTTCAAGGGATCCCGCAAGGCCATCTTCAACGCTCCCGGCCGTGCCCGCCGCGCCGCACAGCAGGGTGTCACCGAGGCCGTCCACCGCGCCACGGCCAAGCCACCTTCGATGCGCTTCCCTGAGGACGGCCCCCTCGCCACGATGCGTCCACCGTCCAAGACTGAACGCCTCCACAAGGCTGCTCAGTCCGCCAACCGCGAAGCGGAGCAGGCCATCTCCAAGGCAGCCCAGGCCGAGATCGAGCGCACCGTCGCCGTGGCTTCGGCCATGCACAAGTCCGGCAAAGCCGCCCGTGCCTCCGTCCGCAGCGGTGTGCGCCGGCATAACCTCACCATCGAGAAGCTGCGCCGCCGCTACGAACCCGGCTACCGCAAGCCCCGCTTCTCAGACACCCCACGAGGCGACGCTCTCCTCACCCCCCGGCTACTCCGCAGTTTCCCCATCTCGCGCAACGATGCTTGCTGGGAGGGCTACGTTCAGGCTGGCACGAAGCGCAAGGGCAAGCGCGAAGTACCCAACTGCGTCCCAACCTCCTCAGGTTTGAGAAAGGCCCAAGCTCAGAAGGACACCGAGGACGGCAAGAAGTACACCAAGGTCGTCACCAACCCCAAGACCGGCCGCAAAAACAAGGTCCGCTACGGCGCCAAGGGCTACACCATCGCCCCCGGCACCTCCAAGGGCGATAACTACTGCGCCCGTTCCTTCGGCGACATGAAATCCGAGGGCTACGACTGCTCCGGCGCCGAGCGCAACACCCCCCTCTGCCTCTCCCGCGCCAAGTGGAAGTGCTCGGGCAAAACCAGCCGCCGCGACGCCGCGCTCACGCCGGGAAAGTCCTCGGCCTGGTAACGATCGACGCCCCCGAGGGCGACTCCACGGCCTATTACCGCACCCACCCCAAGGCCCGCCGTCGCAAGGTGCGCCACCAGGCGGCCATCAACCGCCAGCCCAACGAAGTCGACCGGCGTGTCGCGCTGAACCGTGAGCGCCGCCGGCGCGGCATCTACAGCAAAGGCGGCCCCGACATCTCTCACACGTCCTCGGGGGGCACAACCCTTGAAGCCCCCTCCACCAACCGCGCCCGCAACGGCGCCGGAGGCAAACCCCGGCTGCGCCAGGATTCCCCCGAGGCCGCCAAAGGCAAGCCCTGCGGGGCTTCACACATCCCCAAAGGCTACAAATGCGGTAAGGGTGCGGGAACTACCACTAACAACGCAGGCGTAACTGCAGCTAAAATCGCTCTTGTCGCTGGAGCTATTGCTGGAGGTGCTTATTTGGCAAAACGTAAATTCCAAAGCATGGACGAGTGGCGTCAGTCGCCTAAAAACCCACGCAATACACCCAAGCTCTCTCCCGAAGAGAATCAGCGCATTATTGACGAGGCTTTAGCCCACGATCACAAGTGGGAAGTTCAAGAAAAGATAAATGCTAGACGTCAAGCAGAGACCCAAGCTAAATGCGGTGGCAGCCTGGGAAAGACACTAGCCCCAGCTAAATTCGACGCAATGGTGCCCACACCGCGTTGTCAAGCTGGGGCTGGTGCTTTTGGTACATATTTCGTTCACAGTTCTGAGAAGTACGGGATTAAGCTATTTCGTGACTCGGACCCCGACATAGGCATGGCCGAATGGGAGTTCGACAGACTGAGCAAAGCTCACGCTGCAGGAGTCAACGTCCCGGAGCCCTTAGCCATAAACAGCAGCACAAGCGCTGACGGCTATTCTAGAGAAACTTTGACCTTGCGGCACATGCAGGGTTACAAAGAAATTTCGGATGTGTATTCCAATGGAGGTTACAACCTAGGCAACGCGCCACTCATTATCAAAGTCAAAGCGTTGCGAGAGTTCCGCAAGCTACACCTAGAAGGCTTGGCACACGGTGACATCCATGGTGGCAATATACTGGCTAATGATCGTTCCAAAAGAATAGCGTTAGTTGATTTTGGATACTCAACTCAGATCGATGACGCTCCCCATGTAGCACACAACCGCGATGGCGTAGAAAACATAATGTACGACTTGGACAGACTTCCAGACTTTGTAGGGTTAAACAGCACCGATTTTCAGAAAAGATACTCCGGGGTATTTAACAATGTAGAAGCGCAAGCCCGTGATTACAATAAGTCTTGGGACAAGTACGAACTAGCCATCAACCGTTTTCACGATCTGATTGAAACCGAGCTTTTGTGGGATGATCGCAAACCCCGTTCTCGTTTTGTTAGTGGCGCTGATCAGCCTCGTATCCCCGGCCTCACCCGCCGCATACTAACCGCCAACGCCAATACATTCCAACGCCAGGTTATGGAACAGGTCAACATGAACGATCCAACACTATTTAGACAAGGTGCTAAAAATATGGGACTTAAACCAGCAAACTTATTCATGGCCCTTAAACCGGAACGCCAGGCACGTCTTGCAGCTCAGCGCAAAAAACCTTTCGGCACACCAGTGGCCACTACATAAAGCTAAAACTTAAACCCCCTCTAACAACACCGCAAGCGACAACCCATACAACTCACTCAACTTGATCAGCTTATTCAGCGATACCTCAATCTCACCTTTCTCCAGCCTTGAATACGCAGCCTGACTAACCCCCAGCTTCTCTGCAACGTCACTCTGCGTCAACAACTTCTCCTCACGTAGTACACGCAGTCGTCGACACATTACAAGCTGCCTGTGAATCGCCACGCAACGGTATCCGCTCTGCGGGTAAGGCTAACGCCCACAGCTGAAGTGCGTAATCTGTCCCTATGGACGCATCAGTCTGCCGCTACGACTTCGCCCCTATCACCAGGAGCGAAACCACCCCCGAGGGCTACCTCAGGGTCTGGTGTCGAGCGGCTCGCACGGGCACACAGCTGTACCGGCGTGCTGATGGCTCCCAGGTCCGGGAATATCGCCCGCCCGAGGAAGTCGGCAACCCCGACACCCTCGCGACGTTCGGCATGAAACCCGTGACGTGGACCCACCCCCCGGTCCTCCTCGACGCAACAAACACCAGCGAATTCAGCAAGGGAACATCCGGCTCCCAAGTCAAGTTCTCTGATGGCTTTGTAGAAGTGGCTCTCGTCGTCACCGACGCAGATTCCGTCGAGCGCATCAAGCGCAAAGAGGCCACCGAGGTCTCCGCCGGCTACAAGGTCGACTTCGACCCCACCCCCGGATTCACCCCCGAGGGCGAGTCCTACGACGGCGTCCAGCGCAACATCAGGGTCAACCACATCGCCATCGTCCCCCGAGGCCGTGCCGGCCCTGAGGTTCGACTTCTCCTCGATCGCATGGATGCGGCTGACGCCGTGGCCGAGCACGAGGACGACTCGGTGTCACCCATCAATCCAACTGCATCTCCCCTCATGGCTACCGTCAAACTCGACGGCCTGGAGATCGATCTGCCCGCGGAAGCAGCTACGGCGGTCCAGTCCTTCGCCAGGGACATGGGACGCCAGCTGCAGGCCGCCACCTCCGACAACGAAGCCCTGCAAGCCAGGGTTGACGAGCTGGAGGAAGCACTCGAAACCCTCGCCACCGAAAAGGAATCCGCCGAAGGCCGCGCCGACGCCCTCGAGAACGCTCTCGGGAACAGCGACGGTGAAGGCGCCTCTCGCATCGACGCCCTGGAGCTCGACCAACTGGTCGCTGCCCGCCTCTCCACCCTTCAACGCCTGTCCCCCGCCTTCGAGCCTGACTTCAAGTTCGACGGCATCGGCGACGACGACCTCTACGCCCAAGCCTTCGAGAACCTGACCGGTTCCTCCCCCTCCGACGACGCCAGCGACGAATACGTCCACGGCGTGGTCGACGGCCTGCTCGCCGCCCACTACGACTCCGAGGACGACCTCGAAGACGAGGAAGGTGACGACGAAGAGGAAGACGACGAGGACGGTGAAGACGAGCGCGGCGACGCGGTCGACCACACCTCCCGCCTTCGCACCGCCCTGCGCGGAGCGCAGCGTCACGACGCCGACCAGCCGGTCTCGGCTTACCGGCAACGGCAAGCGGAAGCCTGGAAGCGTCCTCTCACCGCCACCAAGTAAGGAGAACCTCCCATGGCAACTACTTTCACCGCCACTACCGTCGCCAACCCGATCGGCGCCCAAGGCACCTACCCCCAGCGGGAAGGTGTGGGCCACGAGGGCATGATTGCCGACCTCCAGGCCTATGTGACCCGGAGCTACTTCAATCAGAGCGGCGCGGCCATCCCCTTCGGCGTGCCCTGCATGACCGATAACAACCCGACGAGCCTCGACCAGTACGCGATCGAGCCGGCAACCGGTGCCACGCTCATCGTCGGCCTCACCGTTGACACCCTCACCCACGAGGGCGTTTCGAGCAGCCAGGCCTACATCCCCAACCCCAGCCCCCTGGCCTCCGATGGCCGCATGGGCTACGCCAGTGGCCAAACGGTCAACATCCTCTCCAAGGGTGTGATCTGGGTGTGGTCCGCCGTCGCCGTCAGCCTCGGTGACGCCGTCCGCTTCTACAAAGTGGACCACTCGGGCACCATCGCCACCGCCTACCTGGGCCGGTGGGGCAAAACCGCGGTCGCCAACAAGACGATCGCTGTCACCTCGGGCGCCCGCTGGCTGTCCGAAACCTCCGCTGCTGGTCTGGCTCTCCTCGAGTTCGACCTGCCCGCGGCCACCTTCTCCGCCGACGTCTGATGACGGCTACCCCCATGACAAACGACACCCGACTCGACAATCAGGTCGGCGTCTTTCTCGCGAGGGAACTGGAGACCATCCTCTCCCGTACCTTCGAGGTCGAGTACGCCGACATCAAGTACAGCACCCTGATCCCGATCTCCTCCGAGGTTGGACCTGGCGCCGATAGCTTCACCTATCGAATCTTCGACAAGCAAGGTTCGATGAAGATCATCGGTGACAAGGCACAGGATCTGCCCCGCGCCGACGTCCTGCGGAAGGAAGTGAACTACCCGGTTCGCTCCCTGGGCGGCTCGTTCGCCTACTCCGTCCAGGAAACGCGGGCCGCCGCCATGGTGCCCAACATGAACCTGGAGCAGCGCCGTGCCAACGCCGTGCGCCGCGCCTACGAGGAGAAAGTCCAGGAGATCGCCTACTTCGGTGACTCCCCCTCGGGCATGAAGGGCTTCTTCAACAACGATCAGGTCGACAAGCTCGTCCCCTCCGTCTGGTTCGACGCCGCAACCACCGACGAGATGCTGGAACTGCTGAACGAGGCCCCCACCCGCCTCGTCCAGAACTCCAACATGAAGGAGATGCCGAACACGATGTTGGTCCCCTACAACGTGTACCGCATCATCTCGACCAAGCCCCGTTCGACCACGTCGGACACCACGGTGATGGAGTTCTTCCTCCGCACCAACCCGATGATCACCAGCATCGAGCCGATCAACGAGCTCGAGGCCACCAAGTCCTTCGGCTTCCTGTCCAAGGACCGGATCATCTGCTACGACCGCTCGCCCGACAAGCTCCAGCTGCACATCCCGCAGCCCCTGGAGTTCTTCCCTCCCGAGCGGCGCGGCCTCGAGTTCACCATTGCGGCCCACTCCCGCATCGGTGGCCTGGCGCTCTACTACCCCAAGAGCACCATCGTCATGGAAAAGGCCTGACCTTCTCCATCCACTTCCTGAACAGGTTGGCTCCTCACTTCACCCGATCATGATCCTCGCTTTCCGTCCCGAGCTCCAAAACCCCCCGATGGCCGCTGAGAGCACCATTGCTTTCAGCTTCATCAACGGCAACGGCAACTCGGAGTACGCCCAACTCACAGGCGGAGTCAATCGCGACTTCTCCGAAGAGACCTGGGAGAAGATCAAGGGCTACGACGTGGTCAAGACCCTCCTCACCATCGGTGCCCTGCGCATCGTCGAGGAGGAGTCCCCCGAGCTCGTCAGCCCCGAGGTCGCCGCCAAGGAGGGGATCACCAACCTCTCCCTGACCGACGCCCTAGCCCTGATCGAAGACTCCTTCGATCTGGAGCAGCTCCGTAAGTGGGACGTCAAAGAGTCCCGCATCCGGGTGAAGAACGCGATCAGCAAGCGCATCAGTGCCATCACCGAGGGCGCCGGCTGATGTCCCTCCCGACCCGCAACGAGTTCCTCTCCCGATTCCCCGAGTTCGGCGAGCAATCGCCCTCGGTGGTCGACGGTGCTCTGAGCGAGGCGGGTCGGGCCACTCCCCCCTCCGTGTGGGGAGCGGTTCGCGCCGACGGAGCGTCCTACCTGGCCGCCCATCTGCTCTCCACGAGGACGATGCAGATCGGCATGCAGGTCGGCTCCCCCTCTGGCCCGCCCAGTGGACAGCTGACCCAGTCCACCCTCTACGGCCAGGAGTACGAGCGCCTGTTCAGGGGCCTGGCCCTCACCGGATTCGCAATTTGACCATCTCCGCCGCCACGATCGCCGCCTACGCCCCCGTAGGGAACGCAACGCTGGCGTTCGAGGTTCCGACGGGCGCCGTCACCACGGATCCGACCACCGGCAATGCCACCACGGCCACCGAGGTCGTGGAATACCTGGCCTCCCTCCAGCCGGCGCAGCCCAACTGGCAGGGCCAACCCGGTGCCGACACCACGGCCTACTCCGTCCAAGGCCGTCTGCTCTCCCCTGCTGTTCTCGATCCGCGGATCACGAACGGCAGCCAGGCCGACGCTGTCCTCAACGGTCTCCGAGGCCGTTTCGAGTTGGCTTTCGCCCTCTCGATGAACCAGGGCGCCTACCGCGATTTGCGTCAACCCCTGATTGGCACCTTCCGTGTCGTGGGAGGCCCCTGATGAGCAGCAAGCCGAGCCCCCTGTCCGAGGTGCTGAAGCGAGCGACGGCACAAGCTGTGGCCCAAACCGCTGACTACCTCGACATCCGCTTCACGCAGGAGATCTCTGCCGTGAAGTGGAAGTACCCGACGCCTCCGCAACTGCGGGACGTCGTTGACACCGGCCGCCTCCGCGCCAGCCAGACACGAACCACCAACTTCGATGGTTCTGTGACCTTCACCTGGCCCGTGGAATACGCCGGACAGGTCCACGAGGGCGGAGTCGGCCTCGATGGCCGCGCCTTCCCCGGCCGGCCCTGGACCCAGGCCCCCCTGTCTGAGGCCCCCGCCAAGTTCGGCGAGTACCTGGCCCAGGCCTTGGCAGATGGAGGACGTCGATGACGACGATCTCCCCCTGCCCCTCGGCCCTGGACCTGCGCCGCACCGTTGAGCGTCACCTCCTCAACCTCTACGAGGTCGATGGCGTCACGCTCAAGCCGCAGGCCAGCTGGCCCGGTTACTACACCCTGCCCAACCAGACCTGCATTCCTGCAGTGTTTGTGACCGGCAAAGACATGGTGCCTTCCTCCTGGAAAGTTGTTGGTATCGAATGCACGATCAATGACGTCCCTGACGACATTGCAGACCTGGGCACGATGTCCGGTCTGGTGCAACTCGAGAGGTGGCTCGTCCGCTTCACCAACTACGGCACCAAAGACGGAACTGTGATGCCGATTTCGGTGCTGGACATCCGGCGCCGTCTGGCTCGCACATTCCCGCGGGATCAGGTCATGTACCTGCCCCGCACTGAGGCCACCTACGAGGCCTTGACGGCCCGCATCAGCGGCGCCGTTTTGAACCCCCCGATCCCCTAAGGAGTCCCCAACCATGGCTGACTACGCCATCGGGCTGTCGTTCCACAAGGCTCACCGGACCCTCGTCCGTGCCGTGGACCTCACCCCTCCCTGCCGCTACTTCGCCACCCGTGGTAGCGACGGTTTCATCACTTTGCCCACCCTCGACGCTGGCTCCCAGTACGTCGAGATCCAGGGCCTGACCCAGTCCAACTTCCAGATCCAGGACAACGAGCAAGGCTTCCGCCTCCTCGGTGACAGCGGCTGGGGCGACGGTGTCATCACCGGTTCCCGCGTCCAGGCCAGCAACAGCGGCTATTTCCTCAAGAACTCTGAGATTCCCGCCGGCCAGGCTTGCCCGCAATTCCGCGGCGAGTACGAGGAAGGCTTCGCCCTGATCGAGAAGGCCCGCTACAACAAGGACTACGAGATTTACATCGAGTTCCTCAAGGAACTCGGCCCGCTCAACGGCACCTCCGGTGACTACATTTATGACTACACAGGTTTCAACTGTGTGATCATGAACTACAACGAGTCCAAGTCGGCCGAAGGCCTGACCCAAATCTCGTTCGACACCATGTCCCGCGGCAAGGCCGTCTTCGGCCGCTACAACGCCGGCAGCACCGCCCTGACCTTCGGCTCCGTCCAGGCTGGCCTGCTGGCCACCGCCTCCGGCAGCGGCACCCGCCGCTACGCCGTCAGCCCGGCCGACAACGCCAGCGCTGTCGTGGTCTCCTCCAACCTCACCGTCACCTACACCAGCGACGGCACCGCTGCCCTCACCCAGCTGGCCCTGGGCCAGACGGATGGCTCCGGCTTCCGCCTCGAGGTCGCCTCGACCGGCGTGGCCGTCCCCGCCGCCGTCACCCTGTCGAGCGGTGTGGTCACCATCGACCCGACCCCCACCCTGAGCGCTGCCACCATCTACCGCCTGCGTGTCGCCGACGGCGCCATCACCCAGGCTGTCGACGGCACCGGCACCGCTTCCGCCTCTGGCGCCAAGCGGCCTCTCGGCGGCTTCACCACCACCTTCCGCACCGCCTGATCTTCGTCAGACTGGTTCGAGCCAACCAAGGGGGCCTTTACCGGCCCCTTTTTTCTCGCCAATGAATCAACACGACATCCTTATAGATCCCGCGCACACTGTCTATGCAGTCAATTGCAAAGTAGAAGGCTCCACCCTTCACTGTGGAGCCCTGTACGTTGAACCCCTCAACCCCTTCCAGCTTATACGCCTTTCGCATAACGGCGTTAATCTGGATGTGCAACTGCCCGACGAGGCGATCAACCAGCCCGCACCCACCCGAGCCTGGTCGATCGCCCTCCCGATAACCCATGAGTAAGTACGCCAGCGTCCTCTTCGATACCGACGAGTACCACAAGATCGGTCCATTCAGGTTCCCGATCTATCACGCTCTACTGCCAGGCGAAGCCAAAGGTATCGAGAAACTGGCCCGCGCTCAAACGAAGTCGACCTACCGCACCATCAAGCTCGCCCAGCGCATCGCCAAGGACAAGAACCTGGCCGACACCGAGACCGTCGAAGAAGACGGCACCGTCACCAAGCTCAGCGCCACCCAACAGGCCCTGGACCTCCTGAGCGACACCGACTCCCGCCAGGACAACCAGATCCTGCTGGACTACGCCAGCGACCTCGAAGAGATCCAGAACGAGGCCCCCGGCTCCACCGAACAGCAAAGCGCCTTCGCCACCCTCCTGCTCCAGTTCCGCGGCGAGACCAAGCTCCCCGGCTCCAAGGAGTGGGTGAAGCTGCCCGACTGGTCCGACGCCGACACCGACCAGACCCCCCTCAACCTCGTGGGGGAGATCTTCCAGCTGGTCCTCTGGGAGCGTGACGGCTGGCCGGCCCCGGAGGGAAACGACACGGAGCCCCCCGAGAGCGACCCACCCCAGAAGAAGTCCTGAAGGACTGCGAGGACTTCCTCAACAGCCCGGACCCCGACTGGGAGAGCGTCTACTTCCGCATCCGACTCTCTCCCCTCGGCCCCGACTACCCCCCAGACCGGTTCCTGCGCACCCCGATCTACGTGCTGCGGGACATCCTCCGGCGCCTGGACGACGACGACCAATCCCGCGCCAACGTCAGCTCCGTGACCGCCGCCCGCCTGGCCACCCTGGTCCACGAGGTCGCCCTCGCCCACTTCGGTGACAAGATCAACAAGAGCCGCCAACCCAAAGAGTTCCTCCCCTTCCCCGACTACACCCCCGAGGGCGAAAAAGCCAAGAAAGTCGGCGCCGACGAAGCTACAAAACTACTGCTTGTTGATCTAGCCAAGAAGCACGAGATACCAGTACACGTATTCACCGCGATGATGCGCCCCCCGGACGAATTCGGGTAAAATGACACAAAGTACAGAACCCAGGTCGTGACTGAATACTTCCTCAAGGTCACAGCCAATACTGCAGACGCTCAGCAAAAGCTCGACCAAGTCGATAAAGCGGCCGACACAGCAACACGAACACGAAAGCTAGATATTGATCTAAGCGGAGTCAATACAGCAGTCAAAAACCTGAACACAGGTATCCACGAGGCCGCCAACAATATCAAGTCGCTCTATGGCGTCGCCAAGATGCTGCCAGGCATCGGTGACCCACTGCGGGACATCGACACCCTGATCAACGGAATCAAGAAGGCCCCGCAGGCCACGATGGCCCTGAAGGAAGCCTCCGGCGCCGGCCACATCCTGGCCAGCAGCATGGACACGGCCAAAAAGGCGTCGGTCTCGTTGGTGGACCAGCTGGCCCGTGTGGGCTTCGCCTTGTTTGCGGTCAAGCAGACCGTGGGCGTCCTGCAGCAGGCCTACACCGGCTTCTTCGATAACACGATCGGCCGGGAGATCCAGCTTCGCGAGACGATGCTGAAGACCCAGACCACCCTGGCCAGCACCAACCGGGTCTTCAAGGACGGCAAGGAGATCACCGACCCGTACCAGAAGATCGTCTCCCTGACGGGCGAAATCGAGAAGCGCATCGACAGCATCCGAGAGCGGACCATCGAGCTCGCGGGCGTCACCTCCAACGACGTGATCGAGGTCTTCGGCATCGTCGCCTCGCAGATCGGCCAGGTCGGTGGGGGCCTGAAGGAAGCCGAGGACATGGCCGTCGGCCTGGCTGCGGCCCTGGGCACCTTCGGCCTCCCCCTGGAACAGGCCCGCCAGGAGATCGGCTCGATGCTCCGGGGCGACATCAACATGGACTCCTATCTGGCGAAGTCCCTGGGCATCACCAACAAGGACATCCAGGACGCCCGGACCAAATCCGGCGGCGTCATCAAGTTCGTCAACGACAAGCTCGCCTCCGCGGTTGCCGGCCAGAAAATCGCCGCCGAGGGCTTCAGCGGTGTGATGTCCAACATCGTGGACCTCTGGGAGCTGGTCAACCAGCGCTTCGGCGCCGGCCTACTCGACCCCCTGCTCAACGGCCTGAGCAGCACCTTCGAGTTCCTCTTCAAGATCCGCGAGCAAGTCTTCGCAATCGCCGAAGGCGCCGGCCGCGCTACCGGACGCCTGGCCGCCGTCACCCTCGGACGCATCGGCGAAGGCTCCAAAACCGCCAAGGCCATCGGCGGCCCCGACGTCGCCCCCGCCCTGGACAAAGCCAAGACCGCCCTGAGCGACGCCTTCGGCTTCATCCAATCCGCCATCAGCCGGGTGATGGCCCCCCTCACCCAGATCTTCGACGGCATCAGCCAGAGCATCGCCACCGTCGGCAAGGGCCTCTTCGACCTGGCCAAAGCCTTCGTCTCCCTCCAAGTCGGCAACATCCAGGTCATCCTGACCACCATCCAAACCCTAATTCCTGTTGTCACCAGCCTCGCCACAGCGTTCTCCGGCGTACTCAGTGTCTACGGAGAACTGCTGAAGCTCCCTCTAGTCCAATACATCACTCAACTCAACGTCCAATTCGGGTTCTTGCGCCAGACCGGCCTTAATACCATCACAACCATCATTTCAGTCGGAACGTTTGTAGTCCAGACTTGGAAACCAATTCTACCGCTGATCATTACAGGATTCTCAGCCATCAAAGCTGGTATCGCTTCGACCGTTGCGCTTATCGGCAGTGCTATTAGGTTCGTTGGGAATCTTGTAAAAGCCTTCATCTCTTTGATTGAGTCTTTTGCAGCCAGCACTGCAGCTGCTGCCGCCAATAGCGCAGCACTAGCAGGTAATGCCGCAGCATTACAAGCACTTGCAACGAAGGCCCAGAATGCCGCAAACTCCGTCAACAATTTTGGCAAAGGCCTAAACGGCGCAAGCATAAAGAAGTTTATTGTAGATAATCTCGCCATGACGGGTGGCTTGATCGCTTTACAGCTTGCGATTACGGTTGCCATTGACCTTTGGGGACGTTACCAGCGGAGGCTTTCGGAAGTAAACGAGACGAAACGGTATCGTGAAGCTCTACATGACCTAGCTACAGTCTATAAAGATGTAGGAGAGAACTCGACTTCTGCGGAAAAACGGTCGAAAGCGTTCGCAGAAAGTCTGGTAACATCAAAAATCAGTGAGTACGAACGGAAACTACAGGAGCTCGTCAACAAGATAAAAGAAGCCGAGGAGAAAGTCAATAAGCCTATCAATGAAAAGGCTGGCATGCGAGCTCAGACAATTCAAATACTAGAACAGCGTCAAGCCATAATGGATCTACCTGGGTATAAAGCCGAAAAAGCAAAAATAGACAAGGAACTCAAGGAAGCTGACCTTGTACAGGAAAAGAAGAATCTGGACGAGAGCATCAAGATCCAAGCTCAACAAAACATTGGCCTCATCACCGAACTCCAGAAGCAACGCAAGCAGCTCGAAGACTCCATTGGTGATCAGCGACGCTCCCTCGAGGACGCTGTCTTCCAGAAGCAGCAGGAGACCCGTCAGAAGGAGATTGAGAACGCCCGTGCCGCAGGCGAACTCAGGATCCAGGCCGTCGAGCGGGCCAACATCAAGATGCTCGAAGGTGAGCAAGGCAGCTCCCGCGCCGCCCTCGAGGCCGTCGTCGCCTACCTCAGCACCAAGAAGAAAGGTGAACTCGACATCGAGCTCGCCAAAAAGAGCATGCAGCTCGAGTTCGCCAACATGGAGAAGGCCCTAGCCAACTTTAAGATCGAAACCGAGCGTCAGATCTACAACATGCGTATCGCAGTCGGCGAGTACGAGAAGAAACTGGAGCAGTTCAAGACAGGACAGGAAGAGCTGCGCTCGAAGATCCGAACCAGCGGCGCAACGGGTGACATGGCAGATGGCACTTATATCCAAGGCAACACTGGCCCCACGAGTACGGGACCTCATTTCCACATTGCCCAGTCAGGTGGTGGCTACTACGACAGAGGCGCCCTCGATCAGTACGTCCGCGTCAATGGCGGGCCATTGTCATCAGGTCAGACTAGCGCTGGAGGAGAAATCGGCGCTCCTCGTAAAGGTTATAGCCATGAAGGTCGTGACTATGCCTTCGGTGCGGGTGCAGCACTCACTCTTGCCAACGGTGCCAAATGGGTCAGCAACACACCCGGCACTGCCAACGGAGACGAGACAGCCTTCATGACACCTGACGGGAAGGTCTACAAGATCCTCCACGGCAAGTTCCAACCCGGTGTTGGCGGCGCTGGTAGCGATGACTTCATCACTGGTTACATGAAACGCCTTTCCAACCTTGAAGGTGCCTACGGGAAGATGGGCTCAAAAGCGGTCAATAACTACAGTGGCGCTCGTGGTTACTTCCAGCTTCTCCCGAGCACTGATACCGATCTTCGGATGCGGGGTAAACCCGGCATGGCCGATCAGTTCCTATCAGGCGACTTCAACACAGCGCAAAACGCTGCCTACCAATACGCCATTCAGCAGCACCCAGAAACCAAGAAGATGTTCGCCGAAGGGAATGTCGCAGGGCTTGACAAAGCTCTTCGTGGGCTTTGGCCGTCTCTCCCTGGAGGTTCACAGCATCATCCAGAGCTTATGGCTACGGCCAACAAGTACCTGAAAGCCGGCGCCCGAGGCATGTCACCCGTCGCCGCCGCCACGGTCGAAGCTCCTACGGCCCCTACCTTCGACGCCTCGATCGGTGAGAGGACCATCTCCGCCATGAACGACGCCATGGCCGGCTTCAAGGCCGCGATGGAACGCTCCCGCCAAATCACAGCAGAAATCAGGAAAGCTGACACTGCCAAGGCGTTCGAGGACATCGCCAAAGCTGCGTTCCCTGAAATCAACCTTGAGCAGTACCGCGACCAGAACATCCAACTCGACGAGACACTAAAAGCGCTGAACGCCCTTAAGGGTCAAGACATCGAGTTGGTCTCACCTGAGCAAGTGAATCTCACAGCTGAGTACCAGAAAACACTGAAGGTGATCGCAGCCGAACGCGAAGACTTCATCAAAGGACTCGACAAGGTCAAGGCCAAGCCCGAGAACGCGATGACTCAAGCTCAATACGATGCCACCATCAAAAGCTATGACACCCGCCGTGACAAGAGCCTCACACAGTTAGAACTGCAATACAAGGCTCAAACTGACCTCCTCAATAGGATGAAAGAGGTCAAGGCTGTCCAAGACCTCGTAGCCCTCGGTGCTTCCGAGTCCAGAAAAACCCGCGAAAGCGAAGTCGAGACCCTTACCAAGGTCCAAACCATTCTGGCTGGCAACAACATTTACCTTCAAAAAGCCGCTGATTTTGAAGGCATCATTGCCAAGCTGCGCATGGATCCGGCAGGGGCGAAAGTCCTCGACTCGCCCTTGGGCAAAGACATTCTTGCCATCCTCGATAGGGCCGCCAAGGCCTCTGCCAAGAGCGACGTCACGACAGAGCTGGCCCGCCTCAAGTACGACGCCACCACCGGGAACGACCTGATGCTCAAGGCGGCCCGCGCCAGCAACCTGGGCCAGCGGGCAGCGGCCTACGGCGAGGGCGATTACTACGGCAAGCGCCGTGCCGAAGCCGAAGCCAAGATCACCGAACGTCGCCTCGACCTCGAGGCCAAGGGCCTTCTGGTGAAGGAAAGCGAGATCGCCGAGTTCCAGGCTTTCGCCAAAGCAACCCGCGACTCGGCCGCCAGCCTGGCTGCCATGGACAAGGAGACGACTGCCTTCATTAACACGATGAGCCTCATCCAGAACGTGAGCCGCTCGATCGTCGACGGCCAAAAGAACTTCATCAAGGCTGCCCTCACCGGGGGCGACACGGGCCAGGCCATGGAGGAAATGCTCAGGGGCATCACCGACACCATCCTCAACTCGATGCTCGACGCCGCCTTCAAGCCTGTCCAGCAGATGCTCGAGAAGCAGTTCAAGGACTTCCTCGGCGTCCAGGATCCGGTCAAGATCGCCCAGGAGGCCAACACCACAGCGCTCGGCAGCGTCAAGACCGCCCTCGATGGCCTCACCACTGCCATCACCAGCAAGACCACCGAGATCGCTGGTGCCGCCAACGGCATCGTCCCCTTGACACCAGGCGTGAGCTCTGGCAAAGCCGTGGACTCCATCGCGACCGAAGCGGCCAACGCCACCCAGAACCTGGCGGACCTGGGCAACTCCTGCAAGGTCACCTCCAGCGTGGTCCGCAAGACCGGCGAGAGCGCCGTCGACATTCCCAAAAACTTCGGCGGCCTGCAACAAGCCATCGGCGGCGTAGTCGGCGCCCTGGCCGGAATCGGCATGGGCATCGCCGGAGTCAACCAGATGAAGAAGGGGGGCACCTACAACACGTTGATGGGCCTCGCCGGCATCTTCGGCGGCATCTCCTCCCTGGCCGGATCCTTCGCCCCCGGTGGGGGCCTGGGCAAGCTCTTCGGCATCAAAGCCCGCGCCGCAGGCGGCCCCGTCTCCGCCAACAGCCCCTACATCGTCGGCGAAAACGGCCCCGAACTCTTCACTCCAGGCGCCTCCGGCCAGATCACCTCCAACGAAGACCTGTTCGCCGGCACCCGCAGCGCCCTCGGTGGGAGCCGCCGCTCCTCCCCCGAGGACGGTCAGGCCATGGCCGCCGCCGGCCCGATCGATGTCCGCTTCGAGTCCCGCGTCATCAACAACGTCGAATACGTCACCACTGATCAGCACCGCAAAGGTATGCAACAGGCCGCCGAACGCGGACGTTTGCTTGCCTACGAGGGCCTGCAGCGCTCAGTCAATACTCGCCGGAGGCTTGGAGTCTGATGGACATCGCCGTCGCCAGCTACATCACCTTCACCCTCCGCGATGGCACCGCCATCAACGGGCAGAGCTACCAGAACTTCTTCCCCGGCGAAACCCGCACCTACGGTGGCACCGCCTACAAATTCGCCCCCTTCGTCCTCTCCGGCAACCGCAGCAGCCGCGGCGGCGAAACAGGCCAGTCCAGCCTGATCACCACCCCCAACCCCCTCACCGTCAACCTGATCGCCGAAGCCGCCACCAACCACTGGCTCGTCGACGTCCAGACCGTCATCCTCGACACCCCCGAGGACGCCTCTATCTCCGAGTCCTACACAATCAGCACCGAAATCTGGTCCTGCGTCTCCGGCTCCCACGACTACGAGAAAGTAACGCTAATTCTCAGCAGTCCTCTGGATGCCACCCGCGAGCAAGTACCAAAGCGCGTTCTTTCACAGTATTTAGTCGGCTCACTCCCTCCTACCGGCACCATTTTCACTGCCTAAACTGGCCCATGGATCTCCATGACTGGCATCAGTGGATTGGCCTTCCACATCGCATCGGCGCCGATCCTCGTACTGACGGCGCCGCCTGTTGTCTGGTGATCACCAAGATCCTCCTCACCGAGGCCGGCCACCCCATGCCCGCCATCGATGACTGGATCGAGCTGGCCCACCAGGAGTCCTGGGACGAGCTCCGCGACGCCTTCTACCGGCACTGCGAAGAGATCCCCTCGGCCGAGCCTTGGAGCCTCACCCTCCTCGAGACCGGCGACCCCACCAGCGAGTACGCCCTCGGTCTTGGGGTGGTGGTGCCTGGCCCGTTCCTGCTGATCCCCCACCACCGTCGCGGAGTGCAGGCCCTGCCACTCCGCACGCTCCGTGGCACCCCCGCCTTCTACAAGCTCCGTGATGTCTGAGCACACCCCGCCCCTCCTCCCCTACGACCGGAACATCGCCGACCTCCTGGGCGTCACCGAGGACGACTACCGCCGCTTCAAGACGGAGGTGAAGCAGAAGAGCCGCATCGACCTGTCGGTCCCCCAGGCGGGCATCATCGAGATCATCGCGATTGCCTCCTTCGCCCTGTCGGTGGGCCTGACAATCGCCGCCAGCTTTTTCAAGCCCCGAGAACAGAAGGCCGGCACCGGCGGCATCGATAGCAAGACGAAGGACGCCAACAACATCACCGAGAACGCCAAGTTCTCCCCCCGCGTCGGCTTCAACTCCGTCCAGCAGCCGGCCTCGCTGGGCACCACCATCCCCCTGATCTACGCCAAGCGCCAATCCCTGCCCGCACAACAGGCCGGTGGCAGCACCAACGACCCCTGGGGCGCCATCCCCCCGAGGCCGGCCGGCACCTACGGCGGCGTCCGCATCAACCTCCCCCTGCTTTGGTCCCAGCTGATCAGCACCAACGGCAATCAGTTCCTGAGGTCGATCTTCATGCTCGGAGAGGGCACGATCGGCGCCCTTGACCCCAAGGGCTTTGCCATCGGTGACAACAGCCTCTCCGCCTACCGCTTCGAGGACGAGACCTCCAACGAGGAGGTGGGCCGGATGACCATCTACTTCGCGCCCTCGGGGGGCCGCCTGACCGGCAGCGACCGCTTCACCGGCCGCCTGGCCACCAACGACACCACCGGCAACTCCGAGCTCGAGGGGGCCGCCGATGTTTACCAGCTGCGCAGCCAGGGCAATCAATTCAAATCTGACTTCTGTTACACCTTCCGCCCCTCAAACTCCACCAAGTTCGGTTTGTTCTCACATATCCCCAACAACATGAGCTACAGGGTGAATCCCAGGATCCGCCCCACAGTGACGCTGCGCGTTGTACCAACTGGCAAGAGCGGCAACTACATGAAAGCCCTATGCGACGACGATCCGCAGGCTCTCGCCGACTTCTGGAAGTACAAGTACCACTGGAGCTGTCGTGCTGGCATCTACTCCACCAGCAGCGGCAACAGCCTGTCCCCTGGCGACACCTTCATTTACAAGCTCGAGCGCGAAAGCGACGGCAATACAATCATCAGGTTTGACTCAAGTAACACCGACATTGACAAGAACGACAGCAATGGCGAAGCCCGTTGCAGTGACATCGCTTCTGCCGTCGCCTCACGTCAACGCGCCGCCGACGATGCCTTAATCGCAGGCGAGCTCTACAAAGCGGGCAGCTGTCTCTGCATTCTGATCAACCGGGACTACAACCTCTAAACCAGTCATGGCCGAAATCTTCATCAGCGAAGTCGACAACGAGCCCGTCAGAGGAGGCAATGGCAAGGCCTATCAGTTCCGAGTCGTCCGGGCTGGCGAAGTCCGCACCATGCCCCCCGGCAACTTTGCGCCTGGTTGGACTAACAAGACGATCAAGCCCCCGCAGTGGAACAGAAGCTCAGACCTAGGCAACATCGACCCACCGGAGACCTTCGAGACCGCCACCTCCTTTCCCCAGATCTTCCGCTGCGCCATCGCCACGGTGGCCCTCACCCGTGCCGCCAGAGTCTTTGAGGTCGGCCTTCGCTCCACCGTCGGCATCCAGGTCAGCGGCCTCTGCAACTTCCGCGACGTCCCAGACTTGCGTACCGTCAACAACGAGGCGGGGAACCGCTATAACGAGAACAACTACGACAAAGACGAGAAGCTAGGAACCTCTATCTACCAATCTGGCTCCATTTCTCGCGCCGAAACACGCTATAGCTTCTTTCGCATTTACCGCCGAGCGGAGAACAGCAGCACCCCGGACTGGGCAGATTTTGACTGCACCGTGGCCGTCCGCAGTCAAACCAGCGCCGTCGTTTACAACGCCATCCGCTTCGAGCTACCGGAATCTCGCCGCTGGGAGCTTATGTTTGAGCCCATCTCCGGTTGGGAGATGCGCAATAACATTGGATCGGGCGGCATCAAAACGCCTCTCATCATCCTTGACTCACACGTCAGCACCAAAGAAGCCATCGCACTCGGTAACACTGGTATCAGTATTTTCTGGACTGGCACATCAATAACCCGCACAAAATCCAACTTCCGCATCCCGTCGCTGGAGCCATCCAACCGCCCCAGCATCGGCTGGACAGATAACGACACTGTCCTCGACGACTGGGCACGCACCGCCGAAGCCTTCGTCTACAGCGAACTTCAAACCACGGTCGCAGGCGGCCCCGAACACGAGATCGCCTACATCAACATCCTCTCCGAGAACGAAACCACCCCTGAGTACGACGGCATCGCCACCGTCGGCCTCAACATCCAGGCCGGCACCGACATCAGTCAACTGGACCAGTTCAGTGCTTATGTCACCGAGGGCCACACCTCCTGTGTCAACGGCACAATCACTACAACAAACCTTTTCCCCTGGATCCTGCGCGACATGCTCCTGTCCCCCACTTACGGAGCCGGCAGTTCCTACACCGAGATGCAGATTGACGACACGTCGTTTGCCCAGGCAGCTCAGTGGTGCCAAAACCGCCGCTACTTCTACGACGTCGGTATCACCAAGAAAGTCAACCTCCGCCAGTTCGCAGCCGACATCGCCGGGACCATGCTCCTCGAGCTCTGCCAGAAAGGCGGCAAGTGGGCCTTCAGCCCGGCCATCTATTTCCCCGAGGTCGGCCCCGTCCCAATCAAGGCGCTGTTCACCGCCGGCAACACCATCGAGAACAGCTTCTCCCTGGAGTTCCTCAACCAGGAGGATCGCCTCCCGATCCAGGCCAGCGTCAAATGGCGCGAAGAGCGCTCCCGCCCCGACTACACCAGCTCTGGCTTCTTCCCCACCGAACGCGAAGTCCTGGTCACCGAGCGCGACCGCGTCTCCTACTCCGACCCGATCGAGACCTTCGACATCTCGGCCTACTGCACCAATGTCGAGCACGCCATCGACTTCGCCTGCTACCTGATCCGCACCCGCCGCCTGATCACCCACTCGATCCGATTCGCCACTACACCTGACGGCCTGACCAGCAGCTTGGGCACCGGGGACTACATCAAGGTCGCCATGGACCACACCTTCTACGACGAGTTCAACAACGGCGCCATCCTCGTGGACGGCACCTTGATCACCACCCAGCCCGACAGCCTCCCGGCCGGCGCTTACCCAGCAGCCCTCTGGGCCGGCGGCACCGAGGACGTTTTCGATGGCCAAGTCGTGGTCGCCTCCAACGGCAGCGCCAGCCCCACCGGCTACCTCTTCGTTATCAAACGGACTGACAAGCAAGTCCGCACCTACAAGATCGAATCCCTTGCCATCAACCAGGAAGGGATTATCGACATCGAAGCCGTTCACCATCCAGTCGACGCCTACGGCATTTCCATGATTGGCAAGAACTTCCCAACTTTCAGTCAGACCGAGCAGCGCTACGTCTCAGACGACAATTGGGTGATTCAGTATGGATGATCGGTTGCGATTCCGGCGATATTCTGGGAAGTCCCGCACAGGCTCTGACAGCAAATGACGCCAGTGCCGGAAACCATCACATTCCCCTCCCTGGTCCCGAGCGCCCGCAGCTACGTCGAGGGCCAGCACCCGATCAACAAGGCCCAGACAATGGCCGGCATCAGCGTCCGCCGCCTCCTGTCCGCCCAGGCCACCGAGCCCGAACTACGCCTCAAGTTCCAGAACATCCCCGACGCCTCTGCCGAGGACATCCTCTCCACCTACGACAAGGCCTACGGCACCCGCAAACAGATCACCCTGCCTTCGGCGCTTACCGCCGGCCTCAGCACCAACCTGGCAACCCTAATTCGCAATGAATCGGGCCAGCTTCGCTGGTACTTCATGGGCCGCCCATCCCTCGAGTCCACCGTCCCCGGCCGCTCCACCGTCAGCGTCGCTCTACGAGCCCGCCTGGTCCCAGCCTTCACTCCCCCCGAGATCGGCTCCACCACAATCACTCCACCCTCCGGTCCCAACGTGGTCAACGGCTACGCCTGCCTCCTCAACCCGAACGCTCTCGGTGCCAGGTGGAAGGTAAAAGCCTCTTTCGCTGGAGGCGCAGTCACTGCCGGATCATCAACTCAACTTACCTATGACCAATGGCAAAAGAACGGCATCTACGGCTACTTAACAACCAACAGCAGTGGTGAACTTGTCGAAGCGCAGCTTCTACAAGCTAGTGGCAATCTAACGGAGTCCATAGTCACAAACGTTTCCACTCCATCTTCATTGTACGATGGGCTCACCATAGCATTCACCCTTAATCTACCCTATTCTGATGTGATAGGAGGCGCTGTAGGCTTCGGCATTCTTGATTATTCAGCGACGGACTCTTCTTACATCGGATCTGGAATAGGGTTCGCTTCTGTCGGCATCTACAATTCATCGTCAAGCCCTCATTTCATATCGTTCAACGCTTACGGTGCGGGCGCTTATCAGACAGCCACTCAAGGTATCTACGTCAAAAAAGCAGGTGAAATTATTACAACATGGTCTGGTGGCACGAACTTTGTCAATGAACCTGTTTACGGCACGAACGACTGGAGGATTGTGTACGCAGGAACAGACCGCACCAACATGACCGTCAAGGTATACAAAAATACGTCACTTAAAATTACGGTCACAGGTGTGACATTGCCAGCAACAGGCCGATTTGTATTTGGTGGCGGCACAGATGGAACCTACGGTGCTGGCGCCACAATAATGTCGGCGGTTTCGTTTACACGATGACAATATCTTTTCCCGCCCTCAAACCCAGCAGCCGCTCCTTCGACGCCGGGGGCTACCCCGTCCTGGAAGGGCGCTCCCGCGACGGCTCGTCTTACCCCCGGCTGCTCGGGTCCCAACCCTTCGACGCCCAGCTATCGCTGACCTTCCGCAACATCACCGACGACCAGGGCGCCCTGTTGTTGAACTGCTACCGCTCCAGCCGATCCGGCTTCCACCCCCTGGCGCTTCCCCCCGAGGCCGTCGCCGGCATCAGCGACTCCGCCCTGTCCTCCCGTATCCGCGACGGCGGCGCCATGGTTTGGCGCTGGCTTGAACCGCCCTCGGTGGACTCCATCGTCCCAGGCATCTGCACAGCTCAGGTCCGCCTGGGCGGAACCTTAGAGCTCAGCCAACCGACCGCCGCCTCTCCGAACGCCTTCGCCCCCGGTGTCAACTGGCGCCTTTCCGCTTCCCTGACTGGTGGGGAGGCCAGTGCCGGCATCCAACCGGTTTCCGGCTCTTCCTGGACTGTCGCTGCCTCCATCACTGGTGGCGTTGCCGATATTGGCCCCTCCTGGTTGGCCACAGGCAGCTTCACAGGCGGCGCGGTCACTATCGAGCAAAACGCCTACGTGGATGGCGTCAACTGGACCACAACAGTTGCATTCGCAGGGGGACTAGCAACGACAACCGGCGTTAGTGACCCAGACTTTTCCAGCGTGTCCCTACTGCTCCACATGGACGGCAGTAATGGCAGCACAACCTTCACCGACAGCAGCAGCGGATCTCGCACAGTCACTGCGGTTGGCAATGCCCAAATCAGCACGGCTCAATCCAAGTTTGGAGGAGCATCTGGCTTATTTGATGGATCTGGCGATTACCTTACCGTCGGCGATGCTGCGGCAATGGAGCCGGGATCATCCGATCTGACCTGGGAGATGTGGATCAAAACAACAGCATCAAACAGTTGCGCAACCCTGTATTCCAGGACGCCGAATCCATTCAGCAGTGGTATGTGGAGTTTGATGCTCAATCAATCGTCAGCAACATCTGGCAACGTGGCACTATACGTTGCTGATTATTCAGGCGGATCGCCACTGCTGGCAACTACTGGTGTCAGCGTGCGCGACGACAACTGGCACCACATAGCGGTGGTGAGAAACGGCAGCAGTTGGGCCATCTATGTGGACGGAACGTCCAGGGCTACCGCTACATGGTCTGGCACTATTGCAGACATCGCTGGCAGTATTTATATCGGCCGGGACCAGTATTACAGCCCGCTCGAAGGTAGGGATTTCTCTGGCTACATCGATGATCTTCGCATTACCAAAGGAGTGGCCAGATACACCAGCAACTTCACCCCGTCCACCGCAGCCTTCCCTGACAGCTAGATCATGATCCTCTCCAGCGCAACAGCCGAGCTCCGTCTGAACGGCACTCGCATCGGCAAAGTCCGCAACATCCAGCCCCAAATCAACCGAGCCGCCCTTGAAACAACAACCCTAGATTCCTGGGACAATACCTTCACCAACGGCCTCCGCACCAGCACCATCTCGGCCACCATCCTGTTTGACCCCGAGGACGCAACCGCCGTAACCCTTTTCAACACCATTCTTGCGGATCAACCCTCGCCCTCGGGGATCACCGTGGTCTTCGACCGGCTTTATAGCGGTGTAGTCCCGGCTAACCATCTCGCAGCCAAGGCCCTAGCCCTGGAATGCAGCTGCTTAATTACCAGCGTCTCAACTGGCATCGCCTTCGGCGATCTCATTGCAGTCCAAGTCTCGATGCAGGTTACAGGTAAACCCACAGGCACTTTCAGTCGTCCTACCTGATTACCCGCCCGATTCTGAGCGCTAGCCTGGTGCATAAGCACGTCGCTCAATGGCCAGCCTCATTTACGACAGCGCCCTGTACGACCTTGTTACAGGAGCTATCGATTCGGACGCTGATACTTTTAAGGTCTTGCTCGTTACGAGCTCCTACACCCCGAACAAAGGTACACACCTTAAACGATCCGATGTCACGAATGAAGTGACTGGAACCGGTTACACCGCAGGGGGCACAACCGTTACGTGTACTGTAGCTAAAAACACTTCAACTCACGCGGTCACACTCACCTTCGCTGCAGCATCCTGGGCTTCCAGCACCATCACAGCCCGTGGCGCTGTCTACTACAAATCCCGCGGAGGGGCTAGCTCTGCAGATGAAATCATTGGCTACAACGACTTCACAGTGGACAAAACGAGTGCCGGAGGCACGTTCTCGGTGGCTGCGTCGGTCCTGACCATCAGTAACACTTAATCCACCGACGCACCATGAATCTCCTCGGTCGTCAAGGCGGGCTGGAGTTCCGCCGCGAAGCTCCTGAACCCCTACTACTGCCGGCCGCAGCGCTGAGTGTCTCTGGCTCCTACATCACGGTCAACGGCCCGGACTGGTGGCCCTGCGACGCAATCACCGTGGTCCACGGCGGCGGCTCCCTGGACGCCTACATCTACCGCGACCCTCTCGACCGCCTTTACTTCCACAGCACCCCCGAGGGCGCTCTCAACAACACGGCTTCCAGCCGCCTCAGCCTTTCCAGCCTGACGGCCGGCCCCCTGGTCATCTGCGGCCACGCCTCCGCCGGCCAGCTCACGGCCCTCAGCCCGCTGCTATCCACGACCGTCTCCTACGAAACCCCGATACGGGCCTACCCCTCGGTGGCGACCGCCTACAGCGCAGCTGCCACCGCTCAGGCCTGGGTCATCCCAGCGGACCTCAACAAGTGGAGCCTCAACATCTCCAGCCCCACCGTCGAGGCCAGCGCCGTCGGTGACAACTACTCGTCCTCGGAGAAAGTGATCGTTTCCGGCTCCGGCTCCCTCGACTTCCTACTGCGCAGCTACACCGGGGGCTCGAGCTTCAGCTCCGACGAGCTCCTGCGCCTGGTCATGATGCTCTCCAGAGGCGCTAAAGCCGAAGCCAAGTTCATCATGAAGCGCAGCTCTGCTTTGCAACCTTGTAGCGGCGACACTCGTACCTTTTTCAACGGTGGTCTATACTACAGCGCCACCATTCTTTTGACTGAATCTTCCTTGGCTGTCTCGCCCGACGATCTCCTCCGGGGCTCCGCCAACTTCGTGATCAACAGCCCTGTCCGGCTCCGCACCGAGATCAGCTGACCCTTCCAACAGGCAGCTCTAAACTGGCCAATCGAGCATCCTCGGAATGGGCGCCGCCTACGCACCACTCGAAATCCCCCAGCGAGTCGGACTGCGCAAGCTCTTCCGTTTGAAATCAGATACACAATATGCCGACCTTACGGGTTACACCGCTGCCGCCCAGATCTGGAACCAAGAGCGCACCGTCAAATACTTCGACATCACGCTGACCTGGCTGAACCGCGTCATCACCACCCCGGCCACCCAGTGGCACATCCAGCTGACGCTCCCCGAGGCCTCCTCGCTCTCCATCCCCGAGGACGCTTGGTGGGATCTCCGCCTCGATCCCCCTGATCCTGCGGCCCTGGCCTTCTACCCCCTGCGCGGTCCAGTGACCAACGACATCACGTACTCGGGGGAAACATGAATTACATCGTTGAGTTTGCCACCCTTGGCGCCCCCGAGGGCGTCTCGACGGTCGAAGTCATCGTCCCCGGCCTCCAGGGGCCGATCGGACACTCGGCCTACGACGTCGCCGTCGAACAGGGCTTTGTCGGCACCGAGGCTCAATGGCTGGCCAGCTTGGCGGCAGAGGCCAACGGCATTGCCATGGGCTACGCCCAGAATGCCGGCACGTCCGCTTCGCAAGCGGCCAGCTCCGCAACCAGTGCCAGTGGGTCAGCCGCCACAGCCACGACCAAGGCGACCCAGGCCAGCACCAGCGCCACCAACGCGGCCGGCTCCGCCACCACTGCGACGACCAAGGCTGCAGAAGCAGCCACAAGCGCCTCAAACGCCGGCGCTTCCGCAAGCACCGCCACGACCAAAGCGAGTGACGCCAGTGGCTCCGCCACTACAGCTTCCACCAAGGCCAGCGAAGCTACTTCCAGTGCGACCAGCGCGGCCGGCAGTGCTTCCACCGCCACAACCAAAGCCTCCGAGGCCGCTGCATCAGCAACCAACGCCTCCACCTCCGCAACCAGCGCCAGCGCTTCCGCCGCAACCGCCACAACGAAAGCCTCCGAGGCCGCAACTTCAGCGACAGCGGCCTCGGGTTCAGCCACCTCAGCGAGCGGCTCTGCCGGAACAGCCACCACCAAAGCCTCTGAGGCAGCGTCATCGGCCACGAGTGCGGCCGGCTCCGCCGGAACGGCGACGACCAAGGCCAGCGAAGCTCTGAGCAGCGCCACCAGCGCCAGCGGCTCCGCCATCACGGCCACAACGAAAGCTGGCGAAGCCAACACCTCTGCGGCGACCGCCACCACCAAGGCGAGCGACGCCTCGACCAGTGCCACGGCAGCTGCCGGCAGTGCTACCGCCGCTGCAGCGAGCGCCACGGCCGCAAGCGGCTCCGCCACCACAGCTTCAACTCAGGCCACCAACGCTGCAAACAGTGCGATCTCGGGGAGCACCTCGGCCGGAACGGCCACCACCAAGGCGGCAGAGGCGAGCACCTCCGCCACAGATGCAGCGACAAGCGCCACCAGTGCCAGCGGCTCTGCCACGACAGCAACAACCAAGGCCAGCGAGGCTTCCACTTCGGCCACTGCAGCAGCAGGCTCTGCGACCACCGCCACCACCAAGGCTACCGAGGCCGCCACGTCTGCAACCAACGCCGCCAGTTCAGCAACCAGCGCCAGTGGTTCGGCAAGCACCGCCACCACCCAAGCCGGCAACGCCGCCACGTCTGCGACCAATGCAGCCAGCTCAGCCACGGCTGCCGCTACCAGTGCCACCAATTCTGCGACTTCCGCTACAGCTGCCTCTGGCAGCGCGAGCACGGCCAGCACTCAGGCCAGCAATGCGGCCACATCGGCCAGCTCAGCAGCAACCAGCCTTGCCCAGACACGGGCAGTCAACGCTCTTGTCCTGTCCGCTTACTACATCTGAACCATGGCCACTTCACCCGCCTTCATTTCCACGCCGCGCATCGGCGTTGCCAGTGTGTCATCAGCCAACACGGCAATTGACGGCACCGGCACGATCACAGACCTTTTGACTGGTGTCACTGCCGGCACCAGAGTCCTGGAAATCAACGCGCAGTGTTCCGCCACCTCGGCCGCTGCGCTGATCAACCTGTTCCTGTACGACGGCGCCAACTGGCATCTGTTCGATCAGATCGCCATCACAGCGGCCACGGTCAGCACCACCGTCAAGGGCAACCGCAACTTCAGCACCTACACCAATTTGGTACTGCCCAGTGCATCGTGGAAGGTAGGCTGCACCACGACGATCGCGCAGGCGACGCGGGTGTTTGCCCTGGGGGCTGACTTGACGTGAACCAGTCGCCCCGCCAATGGCCGGATCCTGGTTGGATCATCCGTACCAATGACGCCTGGCCCAAGCAACGGACGTTGCAGACAGAGCGCAGTTGGCCGCAAACCAGCGACCTATGGCTGCGAGCGGGGCACATCCCATCACTTGATCTGCGCTTTGCCGAAAGCAAGACGCTGAACGATGCCGTCACCGGCCAGAACCTAATCACCTTCACCCGCGCCAGCACTGGCACCTATGTGGCTGGCGACGGCTTGCTCAAAACAGCAGCAGTCAACGAGCCGCGCTTTGATCACAACCCGACTACCGGGGAAAGTCTGGGGCTGCTGGTGGAGGAGGCGAGGACAAATACATTGACAGATTCCATGCCTACAACCAGTGGCGGGACTGGAATTACAAACACTTTAGCAACAGGTTTGCCAGGCATTTTTTCTACTGGCAGAAGGTTGGCCGCGAACAATAGTGGTAGTGATCAAAGAATTACCATAGGAATTGCCACCTCAGGATCAACCTTTGCTTATTCTTTTTTTGCTAGACTTGGATCTCAAGGGGATTCGATCTTTTTAAGGCTTGGGACTAGCAGCTTTGCGACATGGAATTTAAGCTCCGCATCTGTCACTAGAGATGACTTTGGCACAAGCAAAATAATAAACTACGGGAATGGGTGGTACAGATGCTACTCTATAATAACAGGGAATGGACAAGGTTTTCTAGTAGGAATAGGCTCTAATCTATATGCGACCGCAGGTGATAACATAATTATTGCAGGGGTTCAAGCTGAAGTAGCAACTTACCCATCTTCTTACATCCCCACCTCCGGCGCCACCGTAACCCGCAGCGCAGATGTAGCCAGCATCACGGGAGCAGCATTTAGCAGTTGGTATCGACAGGATGAAGGAACGGTGTTCATAGACGCCGCAGAACCATCTGCTTATGTACCTTTTCAGGCGTATTTAACACTCCAAGGAAACTCAAACATTGATGAAATAAGATTCTGGAGAAATGGCACAACATTTGCATCCTTCACTCACCTGATAAATAACGTGCAGGTAGGTAGTGTAAGTTTAACTTTAAGCTTAGTTGCTAATCGCTTTGCCACTAACTATTCCGTGGCACAAGGAATTGCAGCCAGCGCAAACGGAGGCAACATTTTGACAAGTGCTCTTACAGATACTGTCCCCGCAACTTTGCTTCGCATTGGAGCAAGGGTAAATAACGTTTATTACGGCAACAGAACATACAAACGCATTACCTACTGGCCACAACGCCTCCCCAACCGCATTCTCCAGGCGCTCACCCGATGACCCACTACCTGCGCTTCCCCGACGAGCCCACCGGCATGGCAGCACTAGAGGCCGCCGGCTTCACCACCGTTGACGACTCCGGCGCCACTATCGTCATCACCGCCACGCACACCTGGGCGCTGGACGTGATCGGCACCATCTCGCGAGGTGGCGTCTGGGATCAACAGACCGGTGCTGAACTGGTCCCACCCACCATCCTGCCCGGCTGGCACGCCAACTACGCCGCTGACACCTTGCCGCCTGAACTGGAGCAATACCTAGTACAGCCCCGTAACCCTGTGCGAGTTTTTGCAGGTACGGATGCCACTGTGACCTGATCGCAGATCGCTACGCTTCCTTTAGACGCCCCGTTGCCCCAGGTTCATGCCCGAGTCCGGTGAGATCAGCCTCATAACCCTCATCGACCGGCTGGCCAAGCTCGAGGGCATGCTTCTAGGCCTCCAAAACTCTATCGTCCAGTCTCAAAGCCAGGTCACTTCTTTCATGGCCCGAGTCGAGAGACTCGAACAACGTCAGATCGAGCTCGAGAAGTGTCAAGTGACTCGCGACGATATGCGCGAGCTCTCCGAGAAAGTTGATGACCTTATAGCGTCAGAAGCACGACAACGGGGCGGCCTCGGTATGGCTGGTTGGTCTTTCAGTCAAGCCATCAACCTTGCCGCAGTCATCATCGCTCTGATCGCCTTAGTCGGAGTCGGAATCAACCGCGAACGCTTAGTCAAAATTGACCAAGAACAACTACGACAAGAGCGCCCCCGATGAAAATCTCGAACCTCACCCTCCCGGCAGCTACCGTCTCGGCCCTAGCCATCGGCCAGATCGCCTTCGGAATCGTCTACGTCAGCACCTGTGAACTCCGCGCCAAGGTCTCCGGCCAATGCGAGCCCCAGTGGCAAACGGCCCAAGCCTTGTTTTTCGGCGGCGGCGCCACCGGCCTGGGCCTGAACACCATCAACCCCTGGCTCCAACCCCCCGCACCCAAGCGCCGCCGCGACGAAAACGGCCGATTCTCCCCCGAGGGCGACCCTCAATAGAGCCACTCGGCCGCCGGCCTGGCCCCTGCCCCAGGCACGAAGCCCCCGCCGCCGCGCCGATCGAGGTGGATGAACCCCTTGTTCCGGCCATCGCCCAGGCCCCCAGTCCACCGGCCCCGGATCCAGTCGTAGAACGACCGCAGATCCCGGCCGATCGGGTACACGTCCATCGCATTGCCAGCAATGTGCTGGCTCCCCCTCACCCCACCGACCTCGGAGTTGAACGGCTCTGGCCGGTAGAAGCTCGTCACGCCCAGCGGCGCCCCCCAGGCATCCCGCACCCTTTGGTACTGGGCCGCGGTGTCCAGGATCCTGCGGATGTCCGCCGAGTTGGCGGCTGGCGCCCGGCGGGCGTCCCACTGCAGCACCTCCCCCACCGTCAGATTCGGCGTCACCAGGCAGTTCATATCACCCCAGTCCACTACCTTCGGCAGGGCCTCCCCCACCGCCTGGCCCTGCCGCCAATGAGGCTCGAACACGAACCACTCCCCCGCGTCTCCCCCGAGGACGACCTGGGCATGCCCATCCGCTGGCACCTCCTTCAGAGACGCCACCCCGTAGACCCGCCCTCGGGGGACCGCCACCTTCTCCTCTGCCTTGAGCTCCCCTGACGGCACGGGCCGCTTCTTCAGCCAGGTGTCCTGCAGAGCTTTCAGCTCGAACAGCGCCTGCGCCTGCGCCTGCGCCTTCGGCGCCTGAGGCGTCTCATGCGTCGCATCCGCGACTTGAGTTGGCGCAGCCTTCGGCCGCAGGCCCTCCCTGCCAGCGCGAAGCGCCGCCTTCACTGCCTGGACCTTCTGGGTGGCCCTGTTGCCGGCGGAGTCCCCGTCGTAGAAACCCCGGCCATCGGGGCCTGGGATGCTGGCCCACTCCTTGGCCAGATCCAGCTGGGCCTTGGCCAGGTCGTTGCTCTTGCCCAGCAGGTAGGTCGCCAGCGCCGGCCGTTTCCCGCCGATCAGCAATGCCACCGCCAGGCGGTCCTGGTTTGCCGCATTGAACTTGTCCGTGATGTCCACCCCGAGGGTGTCCACCGCCATTCGCAGCGTGTCAGGGATGAACTGGGCCGCCCCCACCGCAAACAGCTCGCCGTTGGCCTGCTTGGCCATCACCTGGGCGATCGACAGCTTCTGCAGGCCCCCATGGGGGTACGGGCTCGGGGAGTCGCCGGCTACCCCGCGGTTGTAGCTGTCGTAGCCCCCCTCCCCCGCATAGATGAACTCAAGCAGGGGCCGCAGCGAATCCACTGCAGCATCCGAAACCAGGGAAGCCATAGCCAAGGGTCGTACCTCCCAGCTTAGTCCTCCTGTAGTCCACACCCCCCACTACAGACTCCAAAAACCCAGCCACCCCAGTGCTTTTCAAGCGCAGCCCGCCCCGTTGGGGTAGTGGGGGTCGCAGGTTCAAATCCTGTCGCTCCGATTCAGTTCCAGCCTTGAATCCCAGTCATAGAGCCGCTTCTCACCAGAGGCGGCTTTTTTGTTTCGGACCTCGTTAGGCCTGTCTAGGCCAAGACACGCGGCAGAATCAGTCCACGCTTTAGTCCACGCCCGTGTCCCTGGATGCCGCCTTGGCCGACCTCAACGCCCGCCTCAAGGCCGGCCATCACCGCTGCTGCGTCGAGCGCCGCCGGGACTCCATCTACCTCCGCACCACCCTCCCCGAGCGCGAGGATCCGACCCGAAAACGCCAGCAGCGGATCGCCCTGGGACTAAACGCGGACTACTCCGCTCTCCCCGAGGCCGAACGCCGCGCCATCGAGCTGGCCCACCAGCTCCGCACCAACAGCTTCGCCTGGCACCTCTGGGAATCCCCCGAGGACGTCGACGTCCTGACGGTCGAGGCCTTCCGCGAGGCCGGCCGCCGCCTCTACGAGCAGCGCTTCAAAACCGAGACCTCTTGGATCAAGAAGTGGCGCCCCGCCCTCAACAAGCTGCCCCCCAGCGGGGCCGTCACCGAGGCAGTGGCCCTCCGCATCGTCCGCACCCTCCCTGAGGGCACCGCCGGCCGCCGGGACACCGCCAACATCCTGGCCCAGATCTGCAAGGCCACCGGAATTCCCCCCGAGAACGTCCAGGCCGCCGGCCGGGGCTACACCTCCGCCAACCTCACCCCCCGCGACATCCCCAGCGACCTCGAGATAGAGCGCCTCTACTCCCTGATCAAGCTGCCCCACTGGCGCTGGCTCTACGGGATGTGCGCCACCTTCGGCATCAGGCCCCACGAAGCCGTCCAATCCGAGCTCGACCGCGAGGGAAACTGCGTCATCGCCGACGACACCAAGACCGGAAACCGGATCGCCTGGCCGGTCCCCCAGCGCTGGATCGATCGGTTCGACCTCGGGGGGCTACCGCGGCCGCCCCAAGGCAAAGAGACCATCGCCAAGGTGGCCAACGACGCCCTGCACGATCGAGGCCCCATCCCCTGGGGTCTCTACACCCTGAGGCACGCCTACGCCATCCGCCTGATCACCGTCGGTGTCCCCGCGGACATCGGCTGCCAGCTGATGGGCCACTCCCTCGAGATCCACACGAGGACGTACCGCCGCTGGCTCCAGGCCGAGAAACTCACCGCCCTTCGAGGCAAATTCAAGCTCTGACCCGCCTAGGACACGCTAGGCTCTAACCAGATCCAGTTAGGCCCAGATGGATGAGCTTCTGAACCGCATCGAAACCCTGGAGCGCAAGCTCGACCGCATCTTGGCCGCCGTCGACACCACAGCCCCACAGGGTGATTGGGTGGACAGCACCGAGTTTTGCCGCCTGGTGGGCCTGGCCGATCGCAAGTCCCTCTCCTACCTGATGTCCCAGGGCGTCCTCAAGGGGAAAGCGGTGCGCAACATCGGCACCGCAGCCCGGCCCCGCTACCGCTTCCACCGCCGCCAGGCTGTTGACCAGTTCCTGAACAGGTCAGCTACGCGCTGAGGCCTTTCTCTTTCATCGCCCGATTCCACTGGCGATCTTCGAGCGCTGCAACGTGCCGTTTCGTCTGCGCCAGGCGCGAGTTCCGCCTTGCAGTCTTCTTTCCGATATTCCAGTCATCAAAAAATTGGGCATCCTCCACAAGACGGTGGAGGAGCCCATTAGGGAGTCGAGCAGCGATGCGTTCGAGCTGAGCCAGATAACGCGAGCGCTGCTCAACCGGCGTCAGCCCGTCAGGCAGCAACGGCAACCTTCTGAGCCGTTTCAACAGCGGCAGCGGCCTGGTCGGCAGCCTTGGGCACCAGCTTGATGAACTCGTCATCGAGGACAATGTCCAGGCTGTCGCCGGCCTTCAGACCGAACTTCTCGACGTAGGTCTTACCCACGAGGACGATGCCGGAACGATGCACAGTGGTCTCGAACTGCGCCGTTTTACCGGGCGAGCGGCTGGTCAAAATGTTGACCCCCATCGCCCGAAGCAGAGCGTCGTTGAACTTCTTGACCAGAGTCAGGGTCTTGCCGTCTTCTTTGACACGGGTGTAACCCGCGCCACGCGCAAGCTCGGTCTGGTTCATGGTGTCTTCGTTCTCGTTGACAAACGAGATGAGTTCCTTGCCTTGGAGCACGATGAGTGATTGCGACTACCCAAATATCCTAAGCAGGTTCCCCGAAGGTGTAACCCGTACGGGTCAGGTAGCGCTCATTTTGCGTCGGCCCACGTCGTACCACTCGAGACTTCCGCGACGATTGGAACACGCTGGCACACCAACGCACCAGCGCTCTCCATGCACGAAACAACTGTTTCCGACCACCGATCCTTCACATCAGCACGCACTTCGAGCACGATCTCATCGTGAACCATCGCGATCAAACGCGCTTCACCAGGCTGCGCCTGCACCAGATACTCCCACAGTTTAGCCATCGCGATCTTGGCAATATCTCCAGCGGTGCCTTGCACAGGCGTGTTGTTCCTTACTGTGAACTTATCGTTGAAAGTACCAACAACAATACGACGCCGCCCATACTTGGTATAAATGCAGTTAGTAACAGCTTCACCAACCCCACGCTGGTAGTCGTATAGACGGGGATAAGCCCTCCTGAAGTTTTCGACGATCTCGCGAGCCTCGCCGATGGTCATGTCGATCCCGTACTGGGACACGGCCTGTTTGCGGAGGGTTGCCGGCCCCGCGCCATAGAGCAATCCGAAGTTTGCCACCTTCGCGGAGGTTCTGTCGGCCTTGGTCACCTGATCCAGGGGCACCCCACGCATCAGCGCCGCGGTCTCGGTGTGGAGGTCACGGCCGGCCAGGTACGCCTCCAACATCCTGGGCTCGCCAGATAGTTCAGCCGCCACCCGCAGCTCGACCTGACTAAAGTCGGCCACCACGAGGACGTTGCCCTCACCCGCGACGAACAGTTCACGGAACTCCCGCTCTCGGGGGACTTGCTGGAGGTTCGGCCCGACGCAGCTGAGCCGGCCCGTCTCCGCCCCAAGCTGCCGGTACGAGGCGTGGATCCGCCCGTCACCACCGACGGACTTGATCAGCGTCTCGACCGCCGACCCACGAGTCGCAACCTCCTTCCAGTCGAGGTACTCCCGGATCAGCTTGAAGTCGGCCCGCAGGAACGCCAGCAGGTTCTGATCCATGACCGGCTTGCCAGCCTTGTCTTTCGGGAGGATGATCCCGGCCTGCTCGAAGCGCGTGGCCATCTGCTGCACGCTGCGGGGATTGAACCCGGCATAGACCTTGGTGCCCAGCCGGATGCTGCCGACCTCCTTCTCGTTGGTGTTGTAGGAGCCATCCGCGTTCCGAGGCAGCCACACATCGGGCTCGGTGGGGAACCGTGTTTTGATCGCCTCGTCCAGGGCCTCGAGGAACGCGAGCTTGAGCTCCCCCGCCCGCTCCTGCAAAGCGAGCTTCAAGGCATGGGCCTTCACCACATCGAAGCCAAACCCATGCCACTGCATCATGGTGATGGGCCGCAGCGCCTTCATCTCCAACTGAAACACATCGTTCAGCGAGACGGTCGGCACGAACCGAGCAGCTTTCAGCTTCGCCAGCAGGCTGATCTGGATCCAGGGCAAGCACACCACATCTCGCGCCGCGTATTTGACCTGCTCGGGTGTCAGCTCACCGGACCAGTCGGACTTCTGCAGCTGCTTCTCCAACGGCAACCCCAGCTCCCGGTGGGCGATCGACCCGAGGTCATTCTTGGCCCCCATACCGTTGTTGATGATCTTGGCGGCGATCATGGTGTCGAAGATGTAGCCCCCGAGGTTGACCTGCTCCCCAATCAAAAAGTTCAGGTCAAACGCGGCATTTTGCAGCACCTTTGGCTGATTGGACTCCAGCAGGGCTTTCAGTTCCCGCAGCCCAGGACTGGACCAGTCGACCTGGCGCTTCCCATCGGTGCGCCACCCGTTCAGATCCACCACCAAGGCGAAGTCCGTGGAGCCGATCTGGATCAGGCGCACCTGATGCTTGCGCGGGTCCAAGCCCGTGGTCTCCGTGTCGACCCCTAGGAACCCCCCGAGGGCGACCAACTCCTCCACCCGTCGGGCCAGTGCTTTCGCCTGCGCCGGCCCTTCGATGAAGTCGTAATCGATCCGATCAAGAATACGGGCCACCGCCTTCTGATCAATCGGCGTCATAGTGGTTGAGCCACTCGGATCTGATGGAACCTCTGTCATTGAAGTTTGCTCAAGAAAGGATGGTGAGGGGGATACACGACTGCACAAACGTCGAAGAGCTAAAACAGCTCACAAAAATGCTGGCCCAGAGCTTTTACATGAACCAGCAGTTTATTGCAGATTTGATGAAGGAGCAGCTACCCAAGGGCAAGCCGTCCTCGGGGGGAACTACTCCCGCCTGGTGTGCAAGTGATGGACTGCTTTTTCTGCCCTAGTTGCGGCAACGTAAAGCAGCTGCACACACTCCCTTGAGTTCTCAAGGTAGTCGTCGTGAATGAATACATCGCCGTACTCACTGCCTTGACTTTTATGCACAGTCAAGGCGTAACGGAAGTCGACGTCAGCAAAGAAACTTTTTAGCGCGTAATACTGAGTAGACCACTTAGAGTGAGCAGTTTCAGCAGCATGACGGGCCGAACCAATTGCCATACGATCATCAGGTCGATCGTACTTAAGCTCTTTAACACGCTGCATAAGAGCGTCATGCTCGGCCTTTATGGAACTTCCCAATAATCGTACAGAGGACTTAAACCGCCCAATCTCTGCATCATCAAGGACAGGTATCACATTACTGTCTGTGATGGTCAGCAACCAACTCGCAAACGTAAGATCAAGAGAGTCTATAGGTTTTAACGCTTCTATAAACTCGGCTTTTTCAATCGTGAGATCCTGGTTGTTGTTGTACAAGCATTCACCATCACGCTCAAATGCAGACATCGTCACGACTACATCGCCGCTCATAAATCGGGGTACGTCGGGGCCGAATAGCCGTTTACGGGCTCGATCATTGAAAGCTCGCCTATTAACGTTTTTCCAACTCAGCATTATGACTTCATTCGGATTCTCCATAGAATCAATACTCGCCAGCTTGTTTAACCACTGTTCTTCAAGCTGTGTTGAGTCTGTGTAAGTACAGATTCGTGAACCGCCACCTTCGTCTGGACCGATCTGCGGTACAAACTGCAAGGTCCGAATTCGTGTAGCAAGATTAAGCACCGCCCCGTCGTGGCGCAACACTTCGGTCAACTGGTATTTGACCGGAGCATCAAAAGTCTGAGACTTACCCCGTTCATTAACGGGTGCCAGCTGATGCGGGTCACCGCAAAAAACCACAGGTATAGAAAAGGTTTTAGAGGCACCGATAATGAATTTTAACAGTTCACTACCGACCATAGAACACTCATCTATAAGAATCAAGTCGTAATGCCCGAGCCGCGGCGTACCTACTTGTCTAAACGTCTCAGGTTTACCGGGTAGGACTTTTGCCGGCTTGAGTTTTAACAAACTATGAATCGTCCCAGGTTGAGGGAGATTATCGTAACGTCCCCTGAACTTATCAAGTTTCTTGCGCAGAACACTAGAAGCTTTATGCGTGGGTGCGACGATGGCGACTGACAGATCGAGTTCGCACGCCGCCAAAATCAGAGACACCAGTGTGACGGTCTTACCGCACCCTGCAGCTCCTTCCAAAGTCATAAACCCCTTTAGCTCGTTGCGGATTAGCGGGGTCAGCGTGTTTACAACGAACTCCCGTTGAGGAGCTGTCAACTTCGGCTGACCTAGGTCAGCACCAATTTTTTCGACAGCCTCAAGAGCACTGCCGACATCGAGACGCGATGGAGCGATTGTCACGGTCATACCTGTAAAGGAGGGGGCAGCTCGCACATGGCCCGATAGCTGCCCCTTGATCCTATCAACCAAAACAGGTCAGGTCAACTACACAGCCCGACCAAATGCAGTCAGCCGCCCTCGGGGGGGGGGGTCGCGCACGCGTGCGCGTGATGTGCCCGCTTGGGGGGAATTTGACCAAAACCCCCCGACATCGCCCTCGGGGACTGGCTTTTGGGTTTTGGTCATCTCGCTGAGATTCCCGGTTTGACCAAAACCTCCGCGGGTGTTGGGAGGTTTTGGTCAAACCGCTAAATTCTCGCGTTTGACCAAAACCTCATCCCTTGGTATCAGGGCGATCTCGGGGGGTTTTGGTCAACTGGCCAAAAATCAGACGCAACGCACGCGTACACATACCCACCCCTTCCAAAGGGGGGAGGGGAGTAACCCCCTCCTGAACCGGTCAGCGGCACTCCTCCGGGATGTCGTCGTCGGAGTAGGACACCGCCCGAGGCACGAACTCATCCCCCGAGGACGGAGCCACCTCCTGCGGAGCCGGCGGCGCCCCCAGATCCTCCAGGACGGCCCTGGCGACATCAGCGGCCACCGGCACCGCCGGAAGCCCCCCAGGCTCCCCCGAGGACGTTTCTGCCGCAGCTACCCCTTCCCCAGCGCTCGACAGGGTGTAGACGACGTCAGGTCGACCACCTTTTACACCCTGGGAGGGTCGCCTCCGAGCTTCCAGCATCCCCTCGTTCTTCCAGCGAATCAGCCACCGATCGACCGTCCGCCTCGACGGAGACTTCCTGTTCTGCCCAAACATCCGCTCCCCGAGGGCGGTCCACACTTCCTCCGCCGTCAACGGCCCATCGGCCTCCTTCAACAGGCCCAGGACCAGGGTGAAGGGATCCTCATCCCCAGTCCCTCCATCCGTGCGCCGCACCGTCGGGGTGTAGTCCGCCACCGAGAACGCGAAGTTCTCGTCCCGCCTCACCAGCAACAGATCCCCCTCCCGGCCGGCCCGGCTCTTCTTGATCTGGATCAGCCGCAGCGAGTCGACGTCCTCCCCCCGAGTGCGGAACTCGCCCCGCTCCTCGTCGGAGAGCTTCCTGAGGTGCCACTGCTCGTCCACCGCATTGATCAGATACCGGCTGCCCCGGACCTCGCCGTTGGCGTTGTCGTGGTGGATCCAGATGATCGTGGTCGCCGGGAACGAGTCCTTCGTCAGGCCCCCATTGAGCTCGCTGTACAGGTACAGCGGCATGGCAAACGCCTTCTCGATCTCCGAGACCTGCATGCGGCTGCTGCAGCTTCCGATCGAATCGACCACCACCAACGCCGGCTTGATCTCCCGCACCCACTCGGTCATCTCTCGGGTGTGGTTCAGCTGGAAGCCCGTCCTCAGGTGGAACCAGGAGTCCTTCTCGCTGGGATCGATCCCGTTGTCCTCGAGGTCGGCCTTCAGCTTCGCCACGCTTTGGTCGCTTTGGATCCAGAGGACAGGCCCCTGGTCCACCGGCACGTCGACCCCGCGGATCCGCATCGTCCCGCCGGTCCCGACGATCTTGGCCAGGCCCAGACACGCACTGGTCTTCCCTACGCCCCCGGCCGCATGCAGGATCACCTGTGACGGCCGCTTCAGTAGGTTCGCCACCGTGTTCTTCAGCGGCTCCACCTTGCGGATCCAGTCCCCCGAGGTCGACTGTTTCCTCGCCTCCTCGTAGTACCGGTGCTCCATCAGGGCGGCTTCGCAGTCCTTCCCGGTCATCCGCCGGCCGGTCTGAGAAGCAAGCAGCGCCATCCGGTCAAATCGGGTCGCCGGGTTCGACACCTTGTCGTAGATCTCGCCGAGCGCCTTGAAGAAGTCGTCGGACCCCATCGTCACGTAGGGCGCCTCGCGCACGACCTGCTCCGTCCCCTTGGCGCAGTCCGGGTAGTTGTACCCGAGGGCGGTCGCGATCTCCGCCACATAGACCTCGAGGTCCGGCCCCTGGGGCCTGGTGGCGTGCATGTTGTTGGTCCGGGTCTTGTGGACGAAGTCCAGGACGTCCCCGCCAATCCCGCACGCCTTGCAGTCCCAGCAGCCGCTCTCGACCGAATACTGGAAGCTGGTCCCGCTGGTCCCCCCATGCCAAGGGCACCCACAGACCGACTGGGGCTTCGCCCCATCGCGCTCGAACCAGTCGTAATCACCGAATTTCGGGTGGTTGAAAATCAGCTCCCGGAAGCGCGGTCGCAGCTTGTCCTGCACCTCTTCCTTGAAGAACCAGCCCCGGATCTGGCGACTGGGAATCGCCGTCTCCCCGAGGGCCTCATCCAGCGCCTTCTGATCCGCGTCGCTGAGCCACTGCACCGGCTTGCGCACGGTGCGCAGCACCTCCATCACCCAATCCGGCGCCATGGCGACCTCGCCGCCGTTGTAGTTCAGGAACTCGTAGAACCGCCCCTTCTCCGGGTGCGGACTGCCCGGCAGCACGCTCTGGCACTGGTTGAACCTCAACACCACCTCCTGATATTCCCCCTTCGGGGGAACCTCGGCCTGTGCCTCCTGCCCCTCCGGGCCGGCCTTGGCGCCTCTGGCGCCTATGCGGTCTTCGTCGCCTTTGCCGAGGTGCCACTCGCCGTCCTCCCGCAGGATCACCGTGGTGACGTGCCGCAACTCGGGCACCACCGAGGCCGGCACCCGATACAGCACCTGGCGCCGGCCCGCCTTGCCACTGGTCCACGACATCGTCGTTTCCTTCCCCCGCTCCTCAAAGGCGTCTCCGAGGGCGAGGCGCAGCCGCTCATCAGCGTCCGGCCCATCGATGTCCAAGGCGATCAGGCCCCCCGAGAACTCCCCCGTCACCACCCCGAGGCCGTGGTAGGTCGTGCTCTGGCAGTACATCTCCTCACAGGCCTTCCGGCTCAACGGAGTCGACGCCCACGCCTTGACGAACGTCTTCTTCCCCGCCACCGGGATCAACGCCCACCATTCCGGGAACACCCCCCGCTGCAGCAGCTCAATCGCTCTTCCGTTCAGGTCGCGTTCACTTGTCGCCTTTGTGACCTCAGTCATGCGGTAATTTTCCGGTTTATGCAGAATGCGCATAATCCGCTCAAAGCCCCTGGTATCACTGGAGGCCTGAGCGGCTGACGCGAATCCATGGGCCACCGTAAACGCTGCAACCTGATTTGGTCACAAAGCGCAGCTGTCCTTTTTGGGACACATACTGCGCATATCCGCTGTTGGTACGCCGCAAAAGCGCAGCGCTGGGCGGACTGCATCAAAAACGGTTGACGTACGCTCTACTATGGAATAGGGCGTCACACTGCAGCATTCGCTACCTGAATGCTTACACAAACATGAACCATGGACACTGAGACTCGCCAAAACGTCGAGAACCTCGACGAGAACAGCCGTTTTGAGGGTGGCATTAGAACCTTCTCACTGCTTTTTACGCGCTGGATGGACACCAATCAATGGTCCCACCCAGTCATGGTGACTCTTGGTAAGGCTTCACTCAACGGTGCAGCGTGGCTCCACAGCAGTCAGATCAGCGGCCTCCGTCACGGCAAGCTCCGAAGCCCAGGCCCCCGCACCTTCATCGCCATCGAGCGCCTGAATTACTACATCCACCGCTACAACACGACAAGACAACTAATCCCCAACACACCCAGCAGCAACTTCTACCAAGACGCCTACGCCATCACCGAGGACGGCCTGCCTCCACCGCTCGGCTGGTGGACTGAAGTTTTCTGCGGCTACAGGATCCCTAAAGACATTGACCTCCGCGTCACTTTCTTCACTGAAGACTCAGCGACCCATTTCAGCAAAGCCTGGGCGCGATACATCCGACGTCTGATGGTCGAAGCCAACATCGACGTCATTGATGACCTCGAGAGCGTCATACACAGACATTACCCAGCTGGAGACGACAAGAGAGTCGACAAACTCTTTGCAGTCATTAGGGCGACGGCGGTCTGGACTACAGACGAACTCGAGCTGGAGCTCCCTGCCATCACCGCCATGACCGCAGCCCTGGGCGGCTGCTCATCTGAAGCCGAGCTTCTCACCAGAATAGGTTGACTTTCCCCCTATCCTGTGCGGTAATGGTGAGGCGTAATGCCTCATTCATGCCGCAGCTTGATGTCCCACAACAACCTCTTAATAAGAGACTCACCTAAGACTCTCGCCGTAGATTGTGTTTATTTCCGTTTCCAAGGACTGCAGTTCCCTGGGAACCAACCTGACGCCCCGGCGGTCCTCACCCTCTACGACCCCGATCTGGACCACCAGTTCGAGGCCGTCGTGGCTGCGCCACACCTGGCCCACCTCACTCCCTACCTGACTCTTGTGAGTCTCAGCGAGTGCGACCCCAGCATCGAGCCGCCGGTCATCCCCGTGCGTCAGATCGGTGACGGCCAGTGGCAGTTCGCCCACCTCTCCGCATCGGAGGACTCCCCCGCGCGGGGGGGGGGGCGGGGGGGGGGGG